ATGAAGCGAGACGAGCCCAGTTCGCCGCCCGAAGAGCGGTTCAGGGCCGAGCTGCAAGAGCTGGCGGCCCTGATGGAGGAGCGGATCACGCCGCCGCCGCGCGATCGCGCGCTGATTGCGGGGCTGATCGCCGGCATGACCCATGTCGGGCGGCCGCCTCGATGAGCGCCCCAGCGGACAAGGAACTGGCCGCCTTGATGCTACGCCTGGTCGGCCTGGACCTTCACAGCGCAGACGGCCGGGCCGGAGCGGGGGCGATCCTTCGAGAGATCGAGACGAAGGCGCCGGGATCGATCGCGCGGATGCGCACGGCGTGCGCTGCAAGGAGGGCGACGGCGCATTGAGCCATGTCTCAGGAAGAAGACACTCCCTTCTGGCGCGGCATCGGGTCGACCCCTGACGATCATTTCCCCATCGGCCTGCACCACTTTCCCCTGATCGAGGTGCCGGATCGGGGCTCACAGCTTCAAGTCCTGTGCTGCGTCTGCCGCCGTCAGGGGCGCTTCACCGGTTTGGACCTGATCAGGCAGTTTCCCGACTGGCTGACGCGCGACGCGTGCGAGTGGGCTTGCGCCCTGCGCTGCGAAAACTGCGGCTCGCGCCGCCTGTCGGTGTCGATTGCGAATGATCCGAACGCCCACGGCTTCCGTTCAAGTCACCGCGACACCTCAGACGTGCTGAGAATGCGCCGCCTGATCGCCTGGCTGCCAGAGGGCGGCCTGCGTCTGGACGACGTGGCCTACCTGTTGCGCGACGTCGACCACGTCCGCCTTAAAGAAGCGGGGATGCCGCAAGAAGTGGTCCGCCTGTTCAGCTACGGCGGCCATCATTGCGCGGACTATTGGCCCAGATCTCGTCTGGCGGCGACGCGCGGCGAATGATCCATGGGCATGAACCCCCGTTACAACAACTGGACGCGTGCTCAGTGGATGGGCCGCGCCGCCAAGGTCGGAGATCTCCAGCGCCAGGGCTGGCCCGTCGTCGCCTGCTGCCTGCATTGCCATCTGGAGATGACCGTCGATCTGGCCGTCGTGCGCAGGGCGCTGGGCGAGGACTTCGTGCTCTGGGGCCGGACCGCGCGCTGCCGCCGCCGGCACTGTCAGGGGCGTATGTGCTTCTGGACCTACCCGCCCGAAGGTCGCGGGCTTAAGGTCGAAATGTTCTAGGGAGCCGCCGATGTGCAACAACTACCGCCTGCACGTTCCCGCTAACCAGCTCGCCGCGCCGTTCCGGGACGCGGGGCGGGCGCTCGTCTTTCCAGGCGGCCTGCCCAACCTGGCTGCAGCCGACTACCGCATCGGCGACGTCGCGCCCGTCGTCACCCAAGGCGCCGATGGTCTGCAGCTGACCATGACGCCCTGGGCGTGGAAGAGCCTGACCGGGAAACCCGTCTTCAACTTCCGCTCGGACGGGCGCTCTTTCGCCAACTCGACCCGCTGCCTGATCCCCGCCGACGGCTTCTACGAGTTCACCGAACCCAAGGTGCAGGGACGGAAAACGAAGTGGCTCTTCACCATGGCTGGCCAGCCATGGTTCTGGATTGCCGGCATCATTAAGGACGGGGCTTTCGCTATGCTGACCACCGAGCCGGGCCCCGACGTCGCGCCCTACCACGACCGCCAGATCGTCCTCTTACCGCCGGGCGCTGGTGTTCACTGGCTGGATCTCAGCGCAGCCGAAGACCTCATGCTGCAGCCCTGCTCGGCCGGATCACTGACCGTGCAGAAGGTCTGGCCCGAATCGGCATGACGGCCGAGACCGATCAGCAGAAGGCCGCCCGCTTCGAGGCCGAGGCCCATGACCTTCACCGCCGATCCCGCGCGGCGGCCAGCTTGCCCGCGTCCATCGTACTGCGCTTTCGCGCGCTGTGGAAGGAAGAGGCGGCGCGCCTGCTGCGGCGCCAGCGCTAGGCCGTGACCGGCCGACTCAGCTACACCACCGCGCCATGACGCCCGACCAACTGACCACCGCTCTCGACGCCATGATGGCGTCCGCTGGTGATGACCCCGACTTCCTGCCCGGCCTCATCGAGGTCAACAGCGAAGAATGGTGCGAAACCCTCTACAGCATCGAACGGACGGCCAAGTCTCTGGACGAAGGCATCCGGCACCGAGGCATCAAGGTCGCCATCTCCTCGGCCTTTGAAACGCGAGTGCTGACCAGATCCGAGGCGGGCGATCGAGGCCAGCCCTATCGGGATGTGACGCCAGCCGCCTGACGCGAATCATGGAATCCTTTTCCGACCCCCAGCGTTCTGACAGAGAGGAGCCGCGAATGATCGAACCCGAACAGCATCGCTACTTCGCCTACGCTGAAGGCCTCGGCCGGGCGCACGGCCACGTCCTGGAAGCCCGCAGTTTTGAAGCGGCAGCCGTCGGATTTACCGAACTCTACTCTCCGCCCGTCGACGCCGACGACGAGATCCGCATCTTCGTGGCGGACCTGGACGGCGGACAGGAACACTGCTTCGTCATCGACCTCAGCGACGGGCAGGCAGAGCCCTGCGACTGAGCATCAGGGAGCGAATCACCGGGCCCGGTGTTGAGTCGGCGGCGCATGCGGCGCCGCCCGGAGGTCCACCATGGCTTATCGCCCCACCTGGCAGGGACACCTGCGCCTTTCCCTCGTGACATGCCCGGTCGCGCTCTACACCGCGACCAGCTCCGGCGGCGATGTGCGGTTCAACCTTATCAACCCTGAGACCAACAACCGCATTCGCATGGTGACGACCGATCCCGACACCGGGCCGGTCGAACGGTCTTCGCTGGTCAAGGGCTACGCCGTCGCCAAGGACGAGTACATCCTGCTGACCGACGAGGAGATCAAATCGGTCAAGCTGGAGAGCACCAAGACGATCGACATCGAACGCTTCGTGCCCGAGGAGGAGATCGACCGCCTATATTGGGACAACCCCTACTACCTAGCCCCGGCCGGAGCCTTGGCCGAGGAGGCGTTCGGGGTTATCCGCGAGGCTATGCGATCTGAGGGCAAGATCGCTCTCGGTCGTGTCGTTCTGTCAACGCGGGAACGCCTGCTGGCGCTTGAGCCGCGCGATCGCGGCATTCTGGCCTATTCCCTGCACACACGCGACGAGGTCAGGGCGTCGCGGGAAGTGTTCGGGGCCATCACGGACCAGGCTCCCGACCCCGCCATGGTCGATATCGCCCGCCGCATCATCGAGCAAAAGGCCGGCCCGTTCGATCCTGACCAGTTCGTCGATCGTTACGAGGAAGCGCTCAAGGCGCTCATTGCAGCGAAGCAGAAGGGCCAGAAGCCGGTCCGCGCCGCTGAGCCAGAAGACACGGACGTGGTGGATCTAATGGCCGCATTGCGTGCCAGCTTGGAGGGCGGTGCTGCGCCTCGACGTCGAGCCGGAACTAAGGGCCAGGCGACAGCGGCTAAGCTCCGTCGCCCCTCGCCGCGCCGTAAGGTGGGCTGAGCACGCGAACTTTGCCTTCGAACCGACTCTCACGTAGCGATGCTACCTGGACCTATACAGGAGCTACGCTATGGAAATCCGAGATGTTGATCGCCTGATTTTGGTGATGCTTGCCGAAATCCAGGAGAACTTGAAAATCAAAGGGGAGATCGACACCGCGTTTTTGAAGGATGCCATCTTCGGCGGACACAACTGGGCGCTTGAATGGCGAATGCCGGGCATCTTCAAGGTTGAACAGACCTCTCGGGACGTACTGGCAGAGACGGTTGATGTCCTGGACATGTACGACATGATGGAGCGGAGCTACGACGATCTCGGTCCGAGCGAAAAAGTTGGCTTCGATCGGCATGAAGTCGAGTTTCATGGCTTCGACGGAAACCATGAAACGGACCATATGGGCGTGGCGCAGTTCCTGGTCGAAAAGATGAACCGCTTCCCGCGTTTCCTCGGCAGGACGTTCAATTCTCATCACCCCACCTTGGATCGTGTGCGCCGGATGCTGCGTGCCTACGAGCCCCTGCGAGCAGGAACCGGGCAGCGTTCGGGGGTGCCTCGCCTCAATGCCGATGAGATCCGCCAAGTCTTGGCTGCAGGTCGCCTTTGAAATGTTTGAGGCCCGCCCTCCGAAGAGAGCGAGCCTCAATGGCGGAGCCCGAAGCTCGACGCCTTGCAATCCGGGCTCGCCTCCCCATTTAGGGTACGAGCCCCGGCTCATTAGGCCCGTCTGAGTCCCAATGTGGCAGACGGGTTTTCTTATGCCCGTCAGCCAGGCCTGGGCGGCAGTTCAGGCGGCGGCGGGCAACTCAGCCCCTTCATGCCGTTGTCGGCCGCCCAACGGCACAGCCGCCCGACCGCATCCCATCCGCGCTCGCCCCAGCCCTCGATGGCGATGTCATGGGCTATGCCCGCTGCTTCGCTGCGCACCGCTTCCGGCGGCATGACCGGCTTGGCCTCAACGGCCAGGTCGGCACTCGGGGGGTAGATCGGCGTCACGCGTTCCCTGCTCGCGCAGCCGGTGACAAGCAAGAGCGACGCGGCCAGCAGTGGGGCGAGCATCAGGGATCGAAGAGACCGCATCGGTCCGTTCCTTTTCCAGTCGGTTGTTGATCTTCAGGTCGGTCAGCCGGTCGTCGGCTGCGCGATCGTGCGAAGCGGCGCCCGTGGTGCGAGCCTTGGCGTTGGCCGCCTCGGCGACGCGGTCCTGCTTGGCCCGTTCCCGGCTGGGCGCGGTAGCGGCGCACCAGCCCATGACGAACAGCGCCAGGACACAGAGCGCGATGACGGCCCATGACGCCGGACCGATGGCGCGGATGAATTCGCGGATCAGCATTGCCGCCACTCCCCGGCCGTCAGAAAGCCGTGCCACTCGCAACCGCCTCGGAATAGGACCGAAGGCGTCAGGGTCGGCCGCTCCCGGTCGCCGTTCCAATCCCAGCGCGGCCCAGGATCATCCGGCTTAACCGGCAGATAGCCTTCGCGCTTACAGCCGCAGGGGCAGATGAAGGCGATCCCGCCGACGCTACCGTCAGGATAGGAGCGGATTTCAATGGCGCCGGGCGTGTCGTGGTGGTGGTCGATGTCCTCGACAAGGAAAGCGCGGGTCATCGCGCGATCTCGAAATGCGGCCCGTCCAGTAGGGCGCTCTTGCCCATCGCCTTGCGCCGGGCCTTGTAACCTTCGACGGCGGCCTTCATCGCCGCTGGCCCGGCCGGGAGGTCGTTCAGCACCCGGTCCCAAGCCCCGCCCCAGACCAGACGGACGCCGACCAGAATGGCGGCTTCCCGCATGGCCGAGGCGATCTCATAGAAGGGCTCGATGACGGCGCCCGCCTTCGTCTTCACGCGCCAGTGGTCGTCGCCCCAGGTGAAGACGCCATCGACGTAAGGCACGAGGTCCAGCCCGGTCGAGAACGCCGCTCCCGCCTTGATGACGTGCGCCGAGTTCATGGTCCGCGACACGCCGCGCCGCACCTTCTCGGCCTGTTCGTTCAGCGACCGCGACTGCTCTTCGGTGATGCCGAAATCGACGGCGCATCGGTTCAGGGCGATGACCGCGACCGCCATCAACAGCGGATCGACCGCGCGCGCACGGTCCATCGACCGCTTGGAAAAGCGGAATCCCATTGGGTTCTCCAGTTCGGATTGAAATGACAGGCTTGGCCGCAACCTCAATCAGAGGACGGCGTTCGGATTCCCCTGACAGGGGAGTAGATGAAATGACGCAGACACCCGTCGTTCAGCGGGCCTTCCAACTGGCGGACAGCGGTCGATATCGCATTCCATCGGAAGTACGCAGGGCGTTGGTCCGAGAGGGCTACACGCAATCAGACGTGTTCGGCCTTGAGGGGAAGGCGACATGGAGCCAGCTACGCGACCGATGCGGCAAAGCAGTAGGGCAAGGTTCCGCCACAGCTACCTAAGCCGCCCGGCTCGCGCTCTGCCGTCTCACGTTCCGCCACAGGACATGGGCGGTGTAGGCCACGGCGCAGACCAGCAGCGCCTCGGTGCGGGATGCGCCGTAGTCCCCGACCAGAACGGTCAGGGAATAGGCGCCCAGGATCAGCGACAGGATGAAAAGCGCACGTCGCACATCGCCCGGTCCCTCAGGGTAGTCGCCCATGCGGGGCTTCAGCGCCTGCGCCCGCAGTTGCAGGCAGGCGCTGCCATAGCCGCTGGCCAGCGCGGCGATCCAATCGACCCACGTCATCCCGTCTTCTCCTTGCCCAGACGAGAGGCCCAGCGCTTGGCCCCCTCGATGACGAGCGGCAGAAGCTCCCAACCCAAACCACCGACGACGAAGCCGACGGCGACCGGATCGACGGCGGCCCTCAACCCCTCGAACGGGATCATGGCGACCATTGCCGGGCCGAGAGCGAAAGCCGCGACGGTGCCGACCAGCAGCCCGGCCGTCACATTCGCCAGCGCGCGCCAGAAGTCCGACAACGTCGGCCGGTGCCCCGCCTTCACCAGTTGCACGAAGGTATAGACGCCATAGATCAGCGCCCCGGCCGCGCCCCCGAAGGCATAGCGCAGCCGCCCCAGGTCGAAGCCGGGGGGTAGATCAGACAGCATGCGCCGCCCTCCCATTTCAGATTGTCAGGAAACGGCCCGCCTGCGGCGAACCGGGTTCGTCAAGCCGCCGGAGGCGTCGGATTGGGCGCCGAGACCGGCGGTGACGCTGCGGCGGTCAGCCGGGCGATCTCGGCGTCCAGCAGGCCCGGCAGGCCCTGGGCGTGGTTGATGAAGGTCTGCCCCGCCACCGCCCCGGCGCCGGAGAGGGTAGGCAACAGAGCGGCGGCGGCCGCGATCGCTGCCTGATGCTCGGCTGTGATCAGCGCCTCGCGGAACGCCAGAAGCTTGTCGCGCCTCAGCGCCGCCACCTGTCGCTCTGCGGTCGCGATGTCGGCCAGTAGCTGCTGTTCGGTTTGTTCGGTCATTGAGGGTTCTCCTTAATCCTCGACGCAGACGACGTTCAGAAACTGGCTGCGATAATTCCCCGCCCCGTTCAGCCAGGTGAAACTGCGACCCGACATCTCGACCCGGTACTGGCGGTCCAGGGTGTTTCGATCTGGATCGACAAATGTCGCGGCGCCGCCGCAGACGACCTCCTGGCCTTCTTCGAAAAAGTCGCCGCCGTTGATGCCCCAACTGCGGCGCTGGCCGGTGGCGGCGAAGGTTGCGACCAACTCAAATACGTCGCCGTTCAGCGAACGATACAGGCGGATTTGCGCCGTCGGATCGTTGGAGACGTCCTCGTAGCTGGGCGGGAACGGGGGGGAATAGCTGGTGCTGGCGACGCGGGTTTCCGCTGCGTAGCTGAACACGATCGTGATCGTTCCGCCCAACGACCCGAAACGACCCGTTTGAGCGGATACCGTCGCGCTCTGATCAGACGTGCGAGCTGACGCCTGCAACTGACCGGCCGAAATCCCGCCCTTGTAATAGGCGGCGCCATTGGCGTCGCGCCACTCGGTCGCATTCGACTTGCGCATGGCCGAGGGATCGATATTCGGCCCAAACCAATAGATCATGTCGTCGTTCGGCAGCATGCCGATGACGATCCGCGCGTTCCCCTTGGTCCAGATGATGGCGGGCAGATCCGGGTCGATGGCGATCTGCTTCAGCAGCCCGACGAACACCTTTCCGGCGAAATGAGCCGAGGTGCCGACCAGCCGGAACACCGGCACGAACAGGCTGCCGACCTTGGTCCACAGACCGATGGCCTGGGCGCCGAGGTTGATCTCCGACACCGGATTGCCGTTGTCGTCCTCGGCCTTCATCTGGACGAACGCTTCGGCGCTTCCGGCCGACACGGTGCGTTCGGCCCAGGCCTTGGTCTTGCCCTCCAGCGTGCGGACGGCGCCCGCCGTCTCCTCGACTTTGGCTAACTGACCGCCGCCTGCTGGCGCGCTGTAAGCGGGCAGTTGTGTCGCGCCCGGCGCCATACGGGCCCACGCCCAACGGCGAGCGGACACAATGGCGGTGCTCGACGTAGAGCCCTGGCTGTGGATGTAAGCCTCAATCGTCAGATAACCATCGGCAGGAACGGTGAAGACGCTGCCCACACGATGCCAGTTCGTCTGACCGTACTGCGATTGGAAATCGGCGGCGGGGATTCCTCCCCACAATGTGCCGTCGGCGTTGAACAGCCGCACGCCCACGGCCCAGCGCGCCGCCGGATGACCATAGGCCGGGCTTTCATCACGCGCGTCAAAGGCGAACCCGATGCGCTCGCCTGCCGACACGCGCCAGGCCCGCATTCCATAAGAGTTCGTTTCCGGGCCAAATGGCCCGCCGCCGAAGTCGAGCGACCCCAACACGACGACGCCAGGGTCTTGGATGCCACCCCCGTTCTTTAGGGCGAAGAGATACTCGTTCTCCCAAATGCCGAGACTGATAGAGTGGCCAGACCCGTTCCATTGCTGGCGAAAGCCCGTCATCCCCTGCGCCAGGTCGGCATTGTTGAATTCATTCGTCCCGGCGCGCGCCTCGAGCAGATCCTGGCGCAACGCCATGACGCCCTGCTCGCCCGCGATGGCGGTGAACTCGCTCGACAGGCGGGCCGACATGGTCGGATAGGAACCGCGCGCCTGGCCGGTCTCTATCTCGGCGGCCGTGGCCTCTCGCACCAGCGCCTTATGCCAGACGATAATCTTGGCGCTGATCGCCCCGAAACCGTCGACATAGCCGCTCATGGCAAACAGATCGAACCACGCCACCGCCGGGTTTTCGACACGCACGATCTTGCTGAAGGCATAGGTTCTGCCGGGCGCGCCGCTTCCAACGGCATTCCCAGAACTGTCTGGGTCTGCCCGGAAATCGATAGAGTTTGCGATCAACGCCCCCGTGTTTGGGCCTGCCGACTGGAGCAAAAGCAGGCCCGCACCGTCGAGGCTGCCAGCCTCTAGCGTCACCATCGCCTCCAGCACATACCAGCCTGGCTTGGGAGTGCGTCTGAACCCCTCATGGCGCGCCATGATGCCGGTGATCCGCCCTACCGGGACCACATATCGAAGAGCGTATCGCGAGAGCTGCCCAGCCACGACCGTGCGGTCATGGCCCCAGCTCCAGTCCGCCCAACCGGGCGCGACCGCTGGAAACGGCGCCTCAGGATCAGCAGCAGCGAACGTCGGATTGGCGTTCATCGCCCCGGCCGCCGCATTGGTGACCGCGACCTCACGAACGTCGCTGACCTCTTCCACGATGGCGCCCAGACCGGTTTTGACCGCATCCACGTCGGTCAGGATTTCCTCCCGCGTGCGGCCGCCCAGATGGGTCGCATCCCCCGCCACCAGCTGCCCCGGCACGCGCGGGCCGATCACCAGAAACTGGCTCGGCACGCCCTGGGCTGACAGATGCGTGATGGCGACATGATGCTCGACGCCGGGCGTCAGATTGCCGATCTCCAGCGCCTTGGTCAGCGGCGCGCCTTCGTAAGCTTCGGTCCATGGGCCGTCAGGCGTCAGGCCCCAGGCGATGCGCACGGCCGCCACGTTGGGATCATTGACCTCGCCGCGCACGATCAGGATCGGCTGCGACACGCCGTTCGCGTCCGGCCCCTTGGCGTCCACCGACCAGATCGAGGCGAGCGGCGCGCCGGGAACCGGCTTGACCACCGTCACCTGCAGCGGCGGCGACACGCGGCCGTCCACCGTCGCGGCGGTGATCTCGATCTCAACGCGCGTGGCCTCGACGCCTTCCACAGGCGCCTCGCGCAACGGCGGCGCGACCAGCTCGCGCGCAGCCGCGTCCAGCGCAGGCAACGGCGCCCAGCTTCCGGCCTCGCCCTTGGCGCGCCAGCGGACCGAGAACCCGCTCAGCGGCGCGCCACGCCATGTCGGCATGTCGAAGCTGACGCGCACGGCGTGCGCATCGGCCGTGACGCCCAACAGCGTCGGGCGCGGCGGGTTCGCCTGGCGGTCGCCGGACAGCTTGGACGTCAGCGGCGGGATCGGCCCCGTTTCACCGGCCATCAACAGCGGCGCGACATAACGCACGCCGGTCAGCACGGCCGTCAGGTTCTCGCCCGGCTCTATGGCGATGATCTCGACGTCCTCGCTGACCTTCTCAACCTCGCCGAAAGCGATCAGGTCCCCGGCCGCCGGGCACACGCTCGGCGCGCGAGCCGAGGCGAACAGGATCTCGCGCGTGACGCCGGGCTGCGTCTGGATGGGCACCCCGTCATACAGCCCGCCCTTGGTCCTCAGGTCGATGGCGTAGCTGACGCCGGCGAACATCTCCACCGGCGCGGAAAGCCGAAGGCCAACCACGGCCGACCCGTCTTCACTCCAGCGACGGCAGCGCACCCGCGCCGATCCTCCACCCGCACGATTCCAGGCCAGCCGAACGCGGGAGCCATAATGCGAAATCAGATGCTCGACGTCCGCCGTCCAGGTGTCGATCCGACGCTGATGCCGTCGTTGACCCAGCTTCCACCGTCCGTCGCGATAGGCGCGGTTCGGCGTGGCCTGACCATCCAGCGTCAACGCCTCGATCAGGCTGGCCGCCTTGATCCCGTTTGCCGGGTCGGCCGCCTCGCCATAGCCGTCGTTGTAGACGAACAGTTCGTCCGGCTCGCCGCCCTTCTCGATGTTCTGGAACTCGACGCGCAGGGCGTGGACCGGGTCGGGATAAACGATCTCCCACCGATGATCCTTCAGGTTATCGTCGGTGAAGACCTGCGCGGGAATGGGCTTCTCGACCCATGGCGAAGCCGCCAACTGCGTTCCATCCCAGAAGACGCCCGCGCGACCGGCCCGCTCCAGAATGGCCAGCGCCTCCGACTGAGTACGCGCCTCGGTCAGATAGAGGTGGCATTTCCAGTCATACTGCTCGCACAGCTGATGCCACACGCGCAGCCGCGCGTCGGCCTGGGCGGGCAGAAGAGGCTTGGCCGGGGCCGGCCCGGTCAGCAGCCAGCGCGCCAGGGCGGCCGGGTTCGACGTCGCCACCGGCGGACCCCACGCACCGCCCGTCCAGGTCGAGCACTTCGGCTTGATGCGACAGGTGATCGGAGCCAGCCCGCCCTGATTGATCGCCGTCGCCCTTACAGCGAACTCAATGATCGACAGGGTTTCGTCCGCGACCGGCTTGCGGAAGGCGACAGACTTGATCGCGCTAACCATGATGGTGTCGCGGCGCTTGTCGTTGCCATCGTCCGGTCGGTTGCGCGTCAGTTCGAACTCATATCGGCCGTGCGGCAGGTGGACCGAATGCGTGACCCGGATCGGATCCTTGGTCGCGCTGGTCCGCGCCCAACTCGGCCCCGATTGCCACGGCCCGGTGGCGACCCCCGTCTGGTCGATGGGGCGATAGCGGACGGCGACCGACGCATGGGCGGTCAGCACGCGTCCGTCGTCCTTCTGGAAATACAGCCCGGCCGGCAGGAAGAAGTCGAGATCGAACCGGCTGCCGTCCGACGACGCGGCGCGGACCAGCGGCGTCGCGCTCGACGGCGTCGCCTTCAGCTCCTCGTTCAGGTCCAGCTGGTCGACGTCGTTCGGATACAGCTGGAAGGTGCGCGGCCCCGGCTCCAAGTGCTGCACCATGCGGAAGTCGCCCGCGCCCATGGTGCTGACCAGGGTGTCGCCGATCTTGACCTCGGACACCTCGCACGGGCCGTAGTGGACGCCCAGGACGCCGTACATCCAGACGTCGTCGCCCTGGCTCTGGGTGAAGGTCTTGGCCGCCAGATCCGGCGCGGTCACCACCTCGCCGAGGGCCAGCGGCATCGGCCCCCACTGGCGATACTGGTTCGACGCGCTCTGCAGGGCGTATCGGTCGTTGGCCTTCGTGGCCTTGTTGTCGGGCGCGTACAGGCTCGCGATCAGCGCCTGCCCGCCCAGGGTTATCGCCGCCGCCGCCGCGCGGGCCAGCAGCTTGCTGGTGATCATGCCGCCGGCGCCGCCGCCGACCCAGGCCGAGACCGCGATCACCGCCACCGTCAACAGGATCTGGCCGATGTCCTTACGACCGCCGCCGCCTCCGCCCATGGGCTCGACCACGACGTTGACCACCTGGTCGGCCGACAGGACGTGATCCAACGCCGTCTCGCGATCCAGACGAGCGCCGTCGACATAGATTTCCGTGCGGTTCAGCGCCTTGATCGGCAGGCCTGACCTGACCGCTTCGACCAGCATGGCGCGCACGGTCAGGCCCTCGACCACCCTCAGGTCGAAGGCGTCCCGGCCAAAGGCCTCAGGCGTCACGACGATGGGCAACGAGCCGTCAGCCACGGGCGCCTCCTTCTCTCAGGTTGTCGGTGATGAAGCGCACGGCGTGCGCTGCCTGCGTCGGGTCGAGAAGGCGGAGCCTTCTGACCGCAGGCGTCTAAGAAGCCCTGCGTCGGGTCGAAACCCGAAGGGCCGACGGCCGCAGGCCGCTAAGAAACGGCGATGTCTGTGACGAAGGCGGGCACAAAGGCCCCCTTCAGCCGATACCGACCGCCCGGTTCGTCCAGGTCAAGCAGGGCCGTCTGCATCGGCGTATCGGCGTGCAGGATCAGGCGGGGCGTCAGCATGTAGCCGACGTGCCCGGCCCGCCCCATCCAGGTCAGCCAGGCGACCACGCCCGCCTGGGGTTCGACAGGCCGCCACGCCGCCAGCCCCTCAGCCAGCAGCCGCGCCCGTTCGCGCGCCCCGGCCGGGCAGACGATGGCCGCCTCATACAGGTCCAGATAATCCGGCACCTCGATCCCGCTGAACGTCCTGAGGCACCACCGGGTCAACCCCCGGCAATCCCACCCGTCCGGCGTGTCGCCCTTGACCAGGAACGGCGCCCCCACCAGCGGCTCCGCCCGCCTGACCAGATCGCCCGGCACCGTCATTCTCATCAGAACATTCCGGGCGTCGTCGCAGGCGTATAGCTGACGGCGCAGGCCGGCTCTTCGTTGAAGTCGCGGGGCCGGATGACGGCCGTAGCCTTCGTCCTGTCTCCCTCGGTAGAGGCGATCCGCGCATCCATCAGGGCGCGCTCGATGACGTTGGGATCGGCCACCCGAACGACCGACAGATCGATTTCCGGCGGCTCCTCGGCAGCGTCAGCGGCCGCCTCGATCACCTGATCGACATTGGCGATGGTCAGGCGCGCCTGTCCGAACGGACTGTCCTGGCTCGCGCCGGCCCAGCTGAGTTGAAACGGATAATGGACGTGCTCGACGCCGTTGGACGTCAGGCCGCCGGGCCAGTCCGTGACATTCAGCGGCTCGGCCAGACCTTCGCTGCGGATGGTCACCAACTGCGCCACGGCGTCCGGCTCGCCCCTGAACGCCGCCTCCACCATCGCTTCGGTCACATCGGTCATCAGGCGGTCTCCAGCCAAAGGGCGACGTCCATGACGTGCAGGGCGCCCCGAGTTTCGCTCAGGCGCGGCGCCCCGTCGGCCGCCCAACTGCCGACGCAAAGCCGCTCGCTGCCCGGCTCCACGATCCAGAAGCTTCGCGCCGTCGCATGGAAGGCCTCAAGCATTGCGCGCTGAACGACGTCGCAACGGATCTGGCCGGACAGCTTTCGTGCGGCGTCGGCCGTGATGGGGCGCGACATCGGACGTCCCGGCCCGGCGTCGAACTCGATCATGCCGGGCTTGGGTTCGAAGCCCGCGCCGACGCCGAACTCCCTCAGCGCGCCCGGCCACGACGGCCGCTTCAGATCGACGTTGGAATGCAGGCCGGGCGACCACAGGAGCGGGTGTTGCGAGCCCTGCGGCGCCTCCGCGATCAACGGCTTCAACAGCACCGCCTCAATGGCCTGCCCGGCCCCCGTCGCCCGGCCGCCCGCCTCGACTGCGGCGCTGACGGCCGAGGCGGGCCGCTCGATCCGCGCCCAGGCGCGGTAATAGGTGTCCAGCAGCCCGTCGCGGGCGACGCCCCAGCTGGCCAGCACCGGCCGCCGCACAGTCAGATCATGCGCCATCAGCACGGCGCCGCTGGCGTCGAAGAAGACCAGACGGACGAAGGGCGGGACGGCCGCCCCGGCGACAAACGCGGCGGCGGCCAGGGAAATCTCTACGACAGAGACCCCCTGAACGTCGGCCCGCACGTTCGACGCCGGCGTGACGGCGAAGGATTGTCCGGCGCTGCTGGACGTGCCCGAGGCGCGAAAGACGCCCCGGCCGGGCGCGCCGCGCGCCGCCTCATCCTTCGATAGGGTCATACCCGCCGTGGCGGTCCAGCCGCTGACCCCGTCTAGGGCGCCGGCATTGGTCAGTCGGTTGGTCATTGCGGCTCCCGTTTAAATCCCTAGCCGCGACGTCTCGGCTGGGGCGTCGCCCGCTGCGCCCGCGCAAGGCTCCCGTCTTTGCCCGCCTTGGCCAGTTGGTTCTTGAAGAGCGGCTCAAGCTCCAGTTCGAGGCCCCCGCCCGCATTTTGCGACAGACGGCCGGTCATCGGTTCCGAGCCATAGTTCTTGATGGTCAGACCGCCGAGGTTGACGTTCATGCCGCTGCCGCCGGCGGCCGCCTGCCGAGCCCGGTCATGCTCCATCACCTGCGACCCGCGCGGCAGTCGCAGTAACTCAGGGCCCCGTTCCCCGACCCATTTCCAGCCGCCCTCGGAGAAGTCCGTCCCTGCCGCGTGGCCGCTTCCGAACAACTGCGAAAGGGCGCCGCCCAGATCCATCCCGCCGCTGCTGAAGCCGCCGCCCAGCGATCTCAGGAATCCGCCCCAATCCAGCTCGCCCAGGGCGTCGCCGAGCTTGACCAGCCACTTGTCCGTAGCGCGGTCCAACTGGTCATAGAGAGCATCGCCTAGACCGCTGCGCTTGATGTCCAGCAGCATATTGCTTGCCCAGGCGCGACGGGCGCCCGTAAGCGCCGCATCCAGCTCTTCCTTGATCTCGCGTCCCGCCTGTTTCAGGCCCTCGCCGCGATTCAGGTTGCCGCGCTGTTCGATCTCCCGCGCGCGCCGCTGAATACGATCGGCAACGCTCAACCGGCGATACTCTTCTTCGTCACCCGACAGACGCGCCAGGTTCAGCCGATGCTCCGTCTTGGCGTCAGCGATCGTCCGTTTCAGTGCAGCGGCGCGCGCCTCGACCAACTGGTTGCGCTGCGCCTCAGCCAGGTTGGTCGCTGTCGCCAGATCATAGCCCGCCTTCTGAAAGGCAAGGATGCGGTCCTCATGCTCGATCCGCTTGCGCTGGTTCTCCAGCGATCGTTCTTCGCCCAGCAGCCGCATGACCTGCGCCTCAGCCTCACGCTGCAGCTTCAGGCCCTCTTCATCCCGCTGGACCTTCATCGCTTCCAGCAGGCGTTGCTCTTCCTGCGTCGCCCGGCTCTTCGCCAGGGCCGCCGCCACGCCGTCGTCTTCCAACTGGCGGATGCGTGCACGGACCCGCGCTTCCGCCTCAAGGTCGCGGACACGGTCCAGATTGTTGGTCGCCTTGGCTTCCTGCAGCGAAAGGTTGGACTGGACATCCTCCTCCCGCCGCGTCCGCTGCAACAGCTCGCGAGCCTGACGCTCGGCCTCCCGCCGTGCGCGCTCCGCGTCCCGCGCCGCCCTGTCCCGATCCTTCTTACCGGCGTCCTGGCGGTCCTTCGCCTCTTGCGCCGCCTGATTGGCGGCCGCCGAGCTGGCGGCATCCTCACGTTCGCGATTATCCCAGTCGCGGAGGAATGTCTCAGTGAACAGCTTCGTCTCAGCCTGGCGGCGCGCGAACGGCGTCAACGCCGCATCGCGACGAAGCTCAAGGTTCTCGATGCGCTCATCGCGCGTGGTCTGCAACCACTCCCCCAGCTTGGTCCAATAGTTGGACATGCTGCGGGTGGCGACATCCCAGAAGCTGCTCAGGTCATCGACCTTATCAGCGTGCCCGCTCATGGAGCCGGTCAGCGCCTCCAACAACACTTTCTGCGCCGCCGTCCGGTCGCCCAGCTTGGTCAGGCTGTCAATGTGGTCGAGCGTCTGCTGATCCAGCAGGCCGAACTGGCGCGTCATGTCGCGCGCCGCCTTGTCCGGCTCAGACATAACCTTGGCCAGCATCTCGGTCGCTGCCTTGGCGTCCACGCCCATGAAGGCGGCATAATCTTTGGTGACGGCGACCAGGCCGCTCATCACCTCGCCGCCGATCTTGCCGGTCGAGACATAGGCGGTAGCCATCTCCCGCGCAGACTTGATCGAGATCTCGCCCGCCTCCGCGCCGGCTTCGGCGGCGGCCTTCAGCTCGGCGCCGGACATCTTGGCCGTGCGTCCAAGACCGGTCGTGGCCCTATCCAACGCTGCTGACGACTTCTCCGCCTGGTTCCAGGCCACGGCCATGGCGCCGGTAGCCCCGGCCAGCAGCCCGGCGCTGCCGACCAACATCGTCAAAGGCCCCGTCAATTTGATGGCCGAGGTCGACCAGGCGTCCAGGATCTGCGGCCCCTGCTGAATCGCGATCATGGCCGGGCTCATGCCCATGGAAGCCGTAGTGAGGACGTCCGCACCCTGTCGGCCAAGGTTCAGGCGCGACGCCATGACGTTACGGCTCAGCCCCTTGCCTTGCCGCTCGATGGCCGTCGCCGTCTCATTGTACCGCTGCTTGGCTAGGTTCTGCGCCTGGGCCAACTGTTCGGTCGTGATCTTTCCCCGCCGAGCCAGAGCGTCGTATTCGGCCAGTTCCTGATTCAGCTTCTGCTGCGCCGCCCAAGCCGGGTTCAGCGCCTCCAACAACACCTGCGCACGCCGATCATAGGCCTTGTCTGCGGCCTCGAGCGTCCGGCCCGCAACCGACGCGCGCGCGTTGGTTCCCCCGCTGACGCCGGTCGACTGGTCGATCCGGCTCTGCAGCGCTGTGTTCGCCTGAGCGGCGGCCCTGGCCACCTCGCGCAGGCGTTCGACCTCGCGCAGGGCGGCGGCGGCGGCCTTGTCCGACCCAGCCGCTGCCTTCTCATTCATGCGAACCAGCGCGCGCTCCGCGCCTTCGGCCTCGCGAATGACGTCCTTGCCGCCGGTCGGCTGGAGACGGATGGGAATTTCTTTCGCACGCATATCAACGACTCCTGGTGATGGAGATGAGGCCCGCCGTTTTCGCACCGACCTGCTCGGCGATGAGGTCGAGATCCATTCGCTTCTGCGTGGTGATCTGCGGCACCAGAATGAACACGACGAACGACTGCCCGGCGGGTCCGTACAGACGAGAACCTCGACCTTTTGTCCGATATGGCCGAGCGACCCGGCCGGGTCCCAGCATGGCCTGATCGGCGATCAGAAAGGCGCGACGCCCGCCCTTCTTGCCGCCCTCATAAACGAAGCGCAGCTTCATGCCCGTGCGCCGCTCAAAGCCGCTCGGCGTGATCCGCTCGCGCGCCCCTCGCTTGTTCACGGTCGCCCCCATGCCGTTGGCGCCGCGTTTCAATCCGAACTTGCCTGCCGCCTCGGTCGGAATCGCCAGCCAGCGCCCGCCCCTGGCGCGAATGACGGTGGCCTTGAGCGCCGTCTCAATGATTTCAGCCGCCTTGCCGCGCACCGACACCACGCCAGCCGCGTCGACGCTATTCTGCCCCTGGGGATAGACCTTGCCCCGCCACGCTTTCGGCAACCGATTGCCCTTGAACGCCTGTTCGGTGGCGCCGCGCAGGAGCACCTTCAGTGTCTCCGTTCCCTCCCGCACGCTGGCGGTGACGTCGCGAGCCAGTTCCTTTTCGATCTCAGCGGCCAACCCCTCCGCCTCGATGCTGACCTTCGCCCTCATTCGTCATCCTCCCGACGCAGGCCCTTGATGATCTGCCCCTCGACCAGAGGCAGCGCCTCGGACATCAGCAACCGCGTCGCATCGTCCATCGGCCCGCCCAGCTGCGCGAAGGCGACCACGGCGCCGTAGTCCAGGGCGAAGGCGCCGAACCCGCTCGACCTCAACTGGCCGGCGCAGGCGTCGAGGACGTCCCAGACGCGGCGGCCTTGCGGGGTTTTCGGCGCGTGCCGGTCGAAGGGGCAGGGCTCGCCTTCGCCCCCGCAGTACTGTCGTCGGCAGCTGTCCCGGCAGTAGGATCCGCCTCCCTCCCCGAACTGCCACTCGGCAAGGGAGACGATCCTTTTTTTTCCGACATCAGGGCGTGCACTTCGCTGGCGTACCCCCTGTCGAAGAAGTCGAAGATTTCGGGCTCTTGTCCCAACAGCGCCACGACCTGGTCGGGCGTCAGCGTCTGGGCGGGCGAGCCGGTATCGTCGGCCACGCCCTCCCATTCGAGCGCGCCGGCCGCCACATAGGCCGCCGTCATGACGAACAGCGCCTGGCCCATGTGTCCGACGCCGTCGTCATCCATCTCGACCCCGTGGGCCACCATCAGCCCGGCGCTGATCCGCCGGGCTTCCACGATCACAGGCGTCGAGGGCGGCAGCATCTTCACGCGAACGCCGTGCGCCGGCTCCAGCCATTCCGGTTGGGCGGCGATCTTCAGCTGAAGCATGGTTCAGACCTCTCCTCAGGCGCCGTAGGCCGAGCCGGCCACGTCGTTGTCGAGGATGACGGTCAGCGCCCGACCAAGCGTCGGATCGACGGCCGCCTGATAGGCGTAATCCGCTTGGATGCCGCCCGGCCCCGTCACGGGGCGCTTCGCCTTGGGAAGGAAGACGCGATGCTGGATCAGCCGCAACGAGAAGTCGGTGCCCGGCAGCGTCCAGATGTGCTCCAGGTCGCTGGCCTCGCCGTTCTCCGCCTGCAGCTGCAGTTCAGGCCCGCTGTAACGGACACCGATCTGCCCCGTCAGGGCCAGCGCGCCTTCGTCGATCCCGCTGACCCGGCCGTCGCTGCGGATGGCCGGGACTGGGTCGAGACCGTTCGACAGGTTGAACTGGCCGCTGACCAGATCGGCGATCGGCACGCCGTAACGCAGCACAGACCCCGAGAACTGCGAGAAGCGCGCCACCGCCATTTCGGCGGCGACCGTGCCGGCGGCCGACGCCGTGGCGACGGCTTCGCCCTGGGCGATCAGACCCAGCGTCGCGGTCAGATTGCCCCCGCGCTGCATCTGAACGCCCAGGGTGTTGGCCTTCACGCCGTAGTTCATGTTGAAGGCGGGAACCTCGGGATGCTGAAGCTCGATCGAGGCGGATGGCAGCACCGCCGCGCCGCTGGTGAAGGTGTGACGATACCCGCCCGACGCGGCGCCGCCGGTCAGCGTCGCACCCGAGGCCGTCGCGTTGGATGCCGGGGTTTCGCCGGCCTCAATAGCAAAGCTGTTGCCGATGACGCCCAGCGCGTCGTGCTGGATCAGAATGGCGTTGCCACGGTCATTCTGGCGATAGGTGGCCGCCGCGACGCCCGTCACGGCGCTGGCGTTCAGGGCGCGCACGGCGTTCGCCACCGTAGCCGGAAGCGTCGCGCCGATCTGGATCTGATTGGCGGTTGGCGTGCCGGTGACGAAGGTGAATGCCTGGCCGCCGATGCTGATGGTCGCACTGTTTACGGGCTGGGCCGAAAAGGTGATCGTTCCCCGCGCCGCCTTGCCCGCCGCGCTGGTCGGGGCGCCGAGCAGCATCCTCAGCCACACGCCGCTCTGCCGTGCGCAGATGGGCACGACCACGTCGCCGGTGTTCGTCACGGCGTCCCGGCCGGGCTCGCTGGGCTCTCGACCCCGGCCCAGCAGTTCACCGTCGATCAGCGGCTGCTCCTCGCCGAGCGACGCCGAGACGAAGGCCATCAGGCCAAAGCCGGTCGCGGGCGGGAAGCCGAAAGTCTGTTCAATCGCCAAGGCCATGCGGGCGTTGGCGCCGCGTGCGCGTGCCATGTCAGTTCTCCATCATGAGGGGTGTCCGCCTGGGGCCGGACGAGGTCAGCCAGGTGCGATCGGCTTGGGCCGATCAGGTCAGCGGGTTGGACGTCGAGTAGACGACGATGATGCTGAGCTGCGCGCCCCGCACCGGTTCGGCGCTTTCCAAGGTCACATCGTCGGTCATCGGCGCCGTCGCCTCGACCCATTCGGCGACGCCGCCCAGGCTTCGATCCGTTTCAATCCTGTCGCCGATCGGGATCAGCAGCTGGTCCAGCAGCTCGTGCCGATTGGTCGAGCCCGGCGGACCCAGAACCTCGACCTCGAACTCGTGGGTGTAGGTGTAGAGCAGCGGCGACAGGGTCACCTCCGGTTCCCCCGGATCGCCGTCGTGCAGAATGATGGTGCCGCCCGGATCCGGCCGCTTCGGCCAGGGTTGGTCGCGCCTGACCTCGGCGTGGGGCGCGGCGGCTTCCAGCAGCGCCTTCACCCCCTTGGCGGCGGCTTCACGTGCGCTGCCCATGGCTCAGCCTCCGACCGGAACGACAGCGCACAGCCACCAGCCGTCTTCATTGCGACGCGGATCCCCCACGATCTTCAGCGTCTCGCGTACCGCGCCGGTCACGTCGTCCAGCAGCTGTACCTGCTGGCCTTCCTCTGGTTCGGCGATCCAGCACTGATGGATTTCGACGGCGCGGGCCGTCAGGATGTGCGACGCGTCGCCATACCGTGCGATCGCGTCCTCTTCGGCCGGGTGGACCCGCACCTCGCCGGCCACGCCCGTCCACAGCGCACGATCGCCGAGGTGATCATCCACCTCGGCGACCATGGCCGTCAGATGCTGCCCGAAGCCCATCTCAGGGCTTGGGCCCCCAGACCCACTTCGTGGTCAGGCGAGGCTTCCGCCAGATCGGCAGCGAGTTCATCTGGTACTTCCATTCCAGACCCGCCCCGTGCTTCATCACCTCTTCCGAGAAATGGATCAGATCCTCGTCCGAGAAGGTCGAGCCGTCCAGTTCGCGGATATCCAGCGGCGGGGCCGCATAGGTGACGTGCGCCTCGATCGTGCCGGTCGGATAGGAAACACCTTCCTTGGCGTCGAGCAGCCGCGTCGTGCCTTCCGCTCCCCACAGCTTCACCCGCGCGCGGTACTCGCGGATGGTGCAGCCGGCGATCTCGATCACGCGACGGAAGCTGGTGGCGGATTTCTCGCGCTGCTGGTTCAGCAGCTGGAGCATGGCGGGCGTGCCGGCGAAATACTTCTCAACCGACGGGTGCCGGATGATCTTGCTGTAGAACTCAGGCGCGATGCGGACCTCCAGCCCGGTCATCGTGTCGTTGACCAGCTCTTCTTCCGTGCCGGAAAGCACCTCCTCCAGCGCGGCCGGCACGTCGAAGGTCGGATCGTCCAGGTCGAAATAGACCACCCGCTGCTGGAGCTTGAACACCTCATTCAGGTCGTAGATGAGCTGATTGGCGCCATCGACAATCCGCCCCTTCAGCGAAGAGATCTTCATCACCTCAAGGGTGATGGAGAACTTCAGACGGTTGCGGCGGTGACGGGTTTCGACCTTGTTGATCAGAGCATCGTCCGGCGTGCGGGTGCGCCTGGCGTAGGCCATCCAGGACCGGATGTCCGCCGCCAGCACGGAGTCCTCGTGGCTGACGTTCGGAATCTCGAAGATGACGCCCTGGCCCCTGCCATGGCGAGCGATCGTCGACGGGCGGCCACCTTCCGTGACCGGCAGAGCGGTGATGACCCCGTCATCGATGTCGATGCGGACGTAAGGCGTGTCCAGGCCTTCGCTCGGGAACATGCCGTCGGCATTGAGCTGGCCGAACTGGTCGGGGACGGAGTTGATCAGGCCGGTGTGGTGCGCGGCCGTCAGGGGCAGCAGCGAGCCGCTGTCCAACAGTTCATCGGGGTCCATCGGAGCCCTCCTATCATTTCAGTGTTCAGGGATGCCGGGCCGCCGAGGGCCCGGATTGCCGGCTCAGCCGCTGACGCGCGGTTGAATGCCCAGCGAAGCCAGACGGCGGTAGGCCGCTTCCTTCTGGCCGTCGGTGACGCCCAGCGGCCAGACGATGGCCTCGCGACGAATGATGACCGGGCCGCGCGCCAGGACCGTCAGCTCGACATCCACCCCGACCGGCGCCTCGGCCGACAACAGGTTGACGCCGGTGATGATCTGCGAGCCGTCCGTCGCCGCCGGATCCCACGGCGCATCCTTCTCGATCACCCCGTCCTCATAGGCGACGGAAACCGGAATCCGGTCGCCGGCGACGAAGTCCGCCGAACCGTCCGACAGGGTGAAGTTGATGGCGCCGTTGTAAGGCGAGCCGACATTGCCCGCGCCGTCCAGGCTTCCGTCGGGACGGATCACCTGAAAGGCGCCCCCGTCGGCCGCCGGCGAGACGATGACCACCTCGTACTGGCCCGCAGCTGCCCCGGTGTCCGCCGTAACCTCGCCGATCGCGCCGTTGCCCGTGCCGACCACGGCGCCGGCCGTGACGGTCGCCGCGCCGATCAGCACCGTGCCGACAAGCACGAAAGCCGCAAAGGCTCGCGCCGTGCCGACGCCGCCCAGGCCGACGCGCTTGTCGGTCGTATAGGTCGGATCATACTCCGAATGGATAAGATCGCTGAGGCCGGGCAGGCCGGTCTCGAAAGTATAGGCCTTCATGACGGCCTCCTCTGTTCAGCAGGTTGATGCAGCCGGGATCAGGTCCAGCCCCCGGCCGAGCTGGTCGGCTCAGCCGGCGCCGCCGTTCCGGTTCCGATCGATGCGGTTGGCCACGGCCGCGCTCAGGCCCGTGGCCGCCTTGGCCCCGTCGGCCCGCAGGCGCTGGGCCCCCGACATGGCGCGATCCAGGCGGTTGCCGCCTTGGGTCGAGCCCGCGACGGCGGCCGACGCCTTGAACTGCGCCAGCGTCTGGCCCGACTGGATGGCGGCCAAAGCGAGCGCGGGGTTCTTCTTGGCCTCAGCCGAAGCGGCGATGGCGGAAGCCTCGCCGTTGCCCCCTTCCGACGCTTCCGGCGCGTCGTCATCCTCGTCGTCGTCTTCGTCCCGGTCCTTTTCCTCGGCCGAGGCGCCGCCCTGACCGGCGGCGCCGCCATCCTCCTCGTCGTCCTCGTCAGGTTCCGCCGCAGTTGCGCCGGTCTTGACCTTCGCAAGGTTCGCCTGCGCCAGGCGCAGCGCCTTCTCGGCCTGGGCCACCTGGGCGGCCGCTCGGGCCTGCCGGCCCGCCGTGGGTTTCGTGGCCATCACGGCCTCCTTTTCGGTTTGGGCCGAAGCGCGCGAGCCCGACGCGCCGGCTTGGCTTCCTGAAACAGGCTCGGAAGAAACGTGCTCGACCAGGGCGGCGAAGGCTTGCTCCTCGTCCATGATCTCGTCGGCGAGACCCAGGGCGACGCCCGATCGGGCCTCGTCCTGGTGTTCGGCCATGAAGACGTCGGCCCTCAGCTGCAAAAGCTGGTCGCGGGTGAGGCTCGATCGCCCCGCCTCGACATCGGCCAGGAACAGGGCGCCCACCTGGTTCACATCGGCCTGCCAGGCCGCCCGAGCGCTCTCGCTCAGCGCCTTCCACCAGGCGCCGTCCGTCTTCACCCCGCCCTCGGGAAACTCGATGGTGGTGATCTCAACGCCGTCCTGCTCCAGCGATCCGGCATGGCTCTCATGCACCATGACGGCGCCGATCGAACCGACGTAGCCGACGCTCGGCGCGATGATCCTGTCGGTCTGCGCCGCGATCCAGTAACCGGCCGAACAGGCCATATCGGCGTAGGTCCAGATCGTCTTTCCGCCGGCTGCCTCCCGGGCTTCACGCATGAAGCGGGCGAGGGTCGGCAGGCCGCCGGCCACGACGCCGCCCGGCGTATCAAGGCGCAAGAAGACGCCGCGAACGCGGGCGTCCCCCAGGGCCTCGCGCATGGCCATCAGCAGGGTGTCGTACCCGTGCCAGACGACGCCGCAGAACTCGTCGCCGCGTTCCACCAGAGGGCTGTCGCATTCAATGAGCGCGACGCCGTCTTTCAGCGACCAGCAGAACCCGGTGTCCTCGACCTCGCCCAGCCAGCGCGGTTGATAGGCGAGACGCTCCTCGATCGGGACGAACGGCGCGCCCTCGCCTTCGTCGTCCCAGGCGAACGCCGTGCGCGCGCTGTCGCCGGGCGCGTGGCCCAGGCCTACGCGGCGCAGGAAGGCGTCCAGACGCGACGGACGGCTGAAGGCGCGCGGATCGACCGAACGGATACGCAGCGCCAGATCTCGGGCGGCCGCCGGCGTCAACAGAAGGGGGCGGCCGGCATAGCGGGCCGCCATAGAGGCGTAGTCAGGCATGGTGTTTTCCTCAGGCGGCGGTGCGCTGATCCAGGAAGGCCTGGTGCGCCGGATCTCGGCTGGTTGCGGCGGCGCGCTCCAAGGCTCCGCCCGGCATGGGCAGTTCCAGTTCCTGGTGCTTGGCCATTTCGCGCGCACGCTGTTCCAGCACTTCTTCCCAATCCTTGCCCTGATCGTCGCACTCGTCTTCCAGGGTGCTGACGTTGGCCTCGATGCGCGCCGAGGCTGCGTCGATCTCCTTGGTCGGATCGATGAAGCCCCGACCCGGGCCGATGCAGTGGATTTGGCAGTAGGCGTCGACCGCGTCGTAGAAGTCCGGCGCTCCCTCGGGGATCTGCACGTAGCCCCGGTCGAAAGCTTCTTCGGCCCAGGCGACCACGAACGGCCTCACCAGCTGGTCTTCCATCAACCCCATCAAGGCGACGGTTTCGGCCCAGGCATGGACGAGGGCTGCACGCGCAGACGAGTAGTTCGTCTGCGAATAGTCCATCGACAGCTCTTCGTAGGTCACGCCCAGCGAAGCGGCGATTAGGCGCAGGATCGAACGCACAAAGGCGTCGAAGCTTGCGACATCCTTGGACGCCGTCTGCAGCTGCAGTTCGTCGCCGTAAGGCAGGACCGGAATCTGGGCGCCGTTGGCCAGATTGACCGGGTGTTCTTTGTAATGATCCTGGCGCCAGGTCTCGAACTCCCTGACGTCCTTAGCCTCGAAGCTCTCGCTGACGGCGCCCGGCCCGCCGTTCGACTTCATGAAGGCGACGATCAGCGCATTGACCGTGGCGCTCTGCAGCGTGGCGTCCGTGAACCGAGACAGGGCGCGGAAACTCTTGAGCGCGGCGGCGAAACGACTGACGCCTCGCGTCTGGCCGGCCCGTTCCGGCTCGAAGCAATGGAACACCTGCGGCCGGCCCCATTCGGTCCAGCGCTCGAACCTCTGCCAGCGGAACTGGCCGGGACCGCCGAAGTCCGACGGATGCCGTTCGCGGATATGATAGGCGTCGGCCGCGCCCCAGGCGTCGAACTCGACGCCGCCGCGCAGCTCGTCCCGATCCGGTCGACCGTTCGGATTACTCAGCCGATCAGGATCGACCAGACGAAGACGCGTCTTGTACCGGGTCGCCTCGTCTTCCGCCCATTCGCCCAGCCCGAGCGCCTCGCCGTCGACCACGATATGCGACGCCGCCAGTCGGAGCTGCTGGCCCCAGGTCAGCTTGCGCTCAGCGTCGGACGTAAAGGCGTGGCCGTAGCCGTAAAGCTGGAACTCTGTGCTCAGATCGGCGCCGAGCTGCCGCGCCGCCTCTCTGTCGATGCCGAGGGCGCGGGCGTTCGGCCTGAACTTGACCCGCCAGCCCTTGCCGACGGCCGCATTGACGCGACGGGACCGCGCCGAGGCGGCGACGGGATCGTTGCGCACCCGCTCCCGCACGCGGGCGGTGACGCGATCGCGGTTCGGAAGCCAAAGCTTGTCCGCCGAGCCGAGTTGAGCAGGCCATTCGGCGAAGTAGGTGCCATGGCCGCTCGCCCCCTCATAGGACGGCGTTCCGCCCATGGCGGCCGTATCCGTCATCGCCACGGCGCGCGCGCGGGCGACCTCCAGACGAGAGATCGACCGGCCCGAGGCGGACACCAGACCTGAGGGAGCGAACGGCGTGCGCATGGCGCGACTCAGTCCTTGGCCTGCGCAGTTGCGCGGGCTTCCAGCACAGCAAGTCGCGACTTGAGCGACGCCAGCTCTTCGGCGCTGGCGGTGCCCGCCTCATCAAAGGCGGCGAAGCGCGCCTTCAGAGCCTCGTCCAGGCCTTCGAAGCGCTCATCAATGCCGGCAAGCGCCGTCTTGAGGGCCTCATCACGGGTTTCGCCAGCCTTCTCCAGACCGCCGAAGCGCTCATCGATCAACGAAGCGAACTTATCGAACCGTTCGCCGATCCACGCGTCATCGTAAGCGTCCGATCCGGTAACAGCCACGGGCTCAAACGGTGCGCTCAGGGCCTCGTTGAACTGTCGCCGGGCGTTCAGGACGCCTTCTACTAGCGTGTCAGGCACGGGGCGGCTGGGAAAGCTCACCAGGGCCCGCATCGCGTCCAGCAGGACGATCAATGCGGCCACGGCGGGCACGTTCGACAAGGAAACGCTCGCGACGACGGTTTCTGACGCCGGCGCGGCGGCGGGCGACTTGGGGGTTCGGCTCATGACGGCCTCCTCGATGTGATGAAATCCGGGTGCGAAGGCGGCGCCGCCCCGACGTCGGCAGTCGGGGACCGCCGGCGGCCGAGAGCCTCCCCGAACCCGGGGCGGGAGGCCGGTTGACGGCGTAGATCGTTAAAGGCGGATGCTCAGTGCGCCTCGACGGCGCAGCGGTGCCCCGTCCAGTTGCAGGGCCTTGGCCTCGAGATTGGCGATCTCGCTTTCGAGGCGTCCGATATCGCCTTTGGCGTACTTCACCGTTCGGCCGTTGCTGGTGATCTCGGCCACCTGGCCGCCCGCGATGATCTTGGCGTAGGCCGCGCGGAAGGCGGCCAGTTGGGCGGTCTCTGCGGGCGTCAGCGCCATTAGAAGCTCCATTTCTTCTTGGCCGCTGCGACCTCGGCCGAGCTGGCGGCGGGCGCGGACGGCGTTTCCGACTGACCGGCTGGCGGGCGTTCCCACAGAGCCTCCAGACCTGTCTTCTCAGCCTGACGACGACGCGCCAGTTCGAGCCAGTCCGGCTCGGCCCCGGGAACGCCGATGCCCAGAGAAGCGGCCAGCGCGCGGTTGTAGACCCACAGGTCCAGCTCCTCGTTGCGGCGGCGGACGCGGACCCAGGCCTCATCCTTCACAACGCCCGTCTTGCTGTCCTGGACAGAGACCAGAGCCTCGCCGGTAAGCTCCTCGAAGAAGTCCCGCTCGACCCAACCCGGCCAATGAGGACGACGCGGCGCGCGGGCGCCCTTCTCCCCTTCCAGGCTCAGCGGTATCGCCTCGTTCATCAGCGTCCGCTTCAGATCCCAGGTGCCGACGCGCCAGGTCCGGCACGAAACCACTCGTCCCTCAGGCCCTTCCAGCTTCTGTTTCGCGCCTCGGCGAAGCGGCATCCGCCCCCAACCGTCAGCGCCGTCCAACGCCTTCGATTTTCCGTGCGTCGAGCAGTAGGCGTAAACGTGGAAAGTCCCGTAGCCAGAATCGACGCCCTGAACTTCGGTGGCGACGTAGCCGCCGTCCTCATGCGGCCAACGTCTGCGCTCCAGCTCGGCCAGCTCGGCCCAGATCTGCGGCTCCGACGGGCCGCCCTCGATCCGCCCCTTGTCGATGGGGACGTGCTCGGCCTCGGGCCCCCAAGCATAGGCCGTCCACTGGGCCCAGTCGCCATTCAGGTCGACGGCGATGGTGACGATCTCGTAGCCCGACGGCACCACGCCCTTGGTGAACCGGCCATCCCGACGCTCCAACAGCTTGTCGACATCGGCCTGCTGGACGGTGACCTCGTAAGCCTCGCCGAAGATCTGCTGATGCAGGGCGATCTTCGCCTCTTCGTCCTTCGCATCCCTGATCTGTTCGGCGATGTAGGCCCAATCCACGGCGTCCGATACGACCTGCCAGGCATGGTAGCTGGGCTGCCTCCCCTCCGTCGGCCGTTCCCGCCACGCCTCGTATTCGCTGACGGCGATGAAGGCGCCCGGCGCCGGATTCTGAGGATCCGTCGATGGGAAAGTCGGTATCCAGCCGCCGCGCACGCCGTGCGCGGGCTCACGGTAGGGGTGACAGGCCTCAACCATCGCGCGCTTGTGCCGATGCTCGATCACGCCGCCGCATGACGGGCAGTTGAAGTGGGGCGTTTCGCCCTTCTCCACGCCCATCATCATCTCGCGATCCAGACGGATCAGCACTCCGCTGGGCAGGTCCGAGCAATGGGGACAGGGCAGGTACAGGCGGCGCTGGTCGCCTAGCCGATAATCGGCTGTCACCGGGCAGCCGGTCAGTTCGCCTTCGTTCTCCTCCGAACGGCGCACGAGCCCGGGCGTCGAGTTGTGAAAGGTCTTGGCGCCGGCCAATTCCCACTGCAGCTGGCGGACCTTGATCTGCTTGTGCGGGTCGCCGCGATCTCCGACCGACACGCTCCAGTTCGGCGTCTCTTCCTTCACCACCAGGCAGAAGGTGACCATCTGCAGCGGCTTGGCGCTGGTCGTGCCGAAGAACTGTCCGTACCCGCCCGGGAATCGTTTGTAGGTGTTGGTCGAGCCCTGCTCGTCCCGCGATGTCACCGCCCGGATCTTGCGGCGCAGCTCGGGCGTGGCGTCGACAAGCGGTTGCCACTTGGTCCGGTTGTACTTCAGCGCCTCGTCGCCGCTCGGCAGGGCGACGCCCCACGGGCGAGCCACCACGGCCGAGTAGTAGAGCGTGGCCAGCACGCCGATCGTCGTCTTCGCGATCTGGGCGGAGCCGACGAAGGTGACCGTCCTGGCCGGATCATCGGGGTGAAGCCGGTCCAGCGGCTCGATCAGGTACTCGAACCCGTCCCAGGACAACTCGCCTTCGCGCGTCGTTCCCGTTTCGCCGGGGATGTTGACCCGCCCTTCCGCCCAGGCGCTGATCATCTGATCGGGGGCAGGCGTCACGGCCGTCGCCATGGCCATGACCAACGACGCCGCCTGCCGCGCCAGCTCGGCGCTGCTGAACAGGTTCATGTCAGGCCGCCGCCAGCTCGTCTTCCGTGAAGCCGCCCGCCAGCTTGGTCAGCTCGACCACAAGATTGTTCAGCAGCTTCTGGTCCGCCTGTTTCAACACATGCTCGGCCTGGCGGACGTCGTTCATGCCGGCCACCTCAGTGGCCAGGGTGCGCCGACGGCGCTCCAGAGCCTGGGTGAAGGCGACGCCCATGGCCTCGATCGCCATCGTCACCGCCGCCTTCGACAGAAGCTCGCCCTTCCGCTCAGCCAGGTCGAGTTCGAGCTTTTCCTCTTCCAGCGCGCGCTTCCGAGATCCCGCCGGGGCCGCAGGCGCCGCCGACGGCGCTTCCGCCACCTGGCGGCTGTCCTGGACCGAGAGGGATTCGCCGCGCGCGCGGATCAGGGCGTCGTAGTCGACCTCCTTGACGCGCCCTTGGGGGTCGCGCCGGACAGGCAGGTCCTCATTCCGCGCGATGAAGCGGGAGATCGAGGATTTGTTGATCGGTCGCCCGGCTTTGGCTTCCAGCGCCGCCGCCTCGCTGACGCTGACCCAGCGCCGTGACGATCCACCATCGAGCAGGAAGGGCTCTGTCATGCCGTTGCGCTCCCTGTTGCGTCAGCAACGCCCGTTGCACCCCTCGAAACATCGCTCACTAGGGAACGAAAACGCTCTGCTCCACCGCATAGGGTCAGAAATGGGGGGAAGGACCCAAGGCCCGCCTAGCCGCGACGCAAGTCATTGAAAGGCAATGAAAAACCCGCCCGGGCGGAGCCTTGGGCGGGTGGGTCGGAACGGGCTGAGGCTGGACGGCTACCGCACTGCGCGTCATTCGTCTGACGGCAGTGCAATGATCTGGCGCGAATCACGCCCTAGCAGGGTGAATACGACTGCCGCTCTGTCGCCGTCAACCATCTCTTCGAAGACGAGATCGTAGTCGGCAGTCGGGCCAGCGAGGCGCAGTTTGTCGCCGCGCTTGTATCGGCAGGCCTTCGGAGCGGCCTTTTCGTTGTCGTTACGAGGACGCTGCAACACCACCAGCCCATTGACCTCGCGGGCCTTCATCTCGGTGATGAAGCGGCTGGGGATGGGACAGGGCCGAGCCGTCTCACCGACGCCGCGCGTGATCACCTCCGTCACGCCCATGGTCGAGTAGACCGCACGCCAACGGTCCTGGTCGAGATCCATCTCGATGAACAGGTAGCGCGGGATCATCGGTCGAGGCGAAGGCGCCACGCCGTTCCGAACGCGGGCCCGGGCCGGAGGCGGCACCAACGGCAGATAGACGTTGAAGCCCTGCTGCTCCAGCTGATACCGGGCGTGCCGTTCCTGATGGGCGTGGGTCACCACGACATACCAGGCCTTGCCGGTTTGGGCGGATAGAGCGGTCGACGCGGTCACTTCTGCGGCCCCTTCGCTTTGGTTTCGGGCGTCCCACGGCGTACCGGCTGAACGTCCCACTTATCTTTTTGAGAACACTCGATAAAAACAGAGACGGGACGCGCGGGACGCATGGGACGCACCTGTGGCGTCGTGCGCTCCCGCATGTGCGCCCCCGCATGGGGCCGAGGTCGCGTCCCATGCGTCCCGGTGTCCCATGCCCGGCTCAAAGCCCGATCAGTCATGGCTTTCACCGTGGGACGCAGGGCGGGACGCGCGGTCGCCTGGGGCGTCCCAAACAGGCGCTTCGAACGGCGTCACCTCCGCCGGATCAGCCCCCAATCCGACCGGCCTCTCTAGCCAGGGGGTCAGGGGGACGGCCAAGGCGCGGCTCTGGTGCATCCCGAACCGCACAGGCGTCGGCAGCGGTCGCGGCGCATAGGCCTCGCCCAGGTCGGCCAGGTGCTCCAGAACCCCGCGCCAGTTGGCGAAATGCGTTCCCGCCAAGGCCCTCGCGAGCGCCGGGTGGTTGGTCGAAATCAGCAGCCATGGCCCCGGCCGCTCATGGGCGCCGTGCCCATTCTCGATCTTCAGGCCGAAGGTCTTCAGGACCTTCTCGTGGAAGCCCGGGCTTTCCAGCTGCTCCTGGATCATCTCGCCGATGGTCAGGTGGCGATCCTTGGAATGCTGGCCCGAGTTGATGGCCCATATCCGCGACAGACACGCCTGCCCCGGGTTCTGCGCGGCCGAGGTCTCTTCCCGGTTTCGGATCAGAGCCGACCACCTGGCCGCCTCTTCCCGGGCCGTCTCGATCGTCAGCGCCTCATCGTGCAGCAGCAGCCTTCGCCCGGCGGCCAGCGCGGCCACCAGATCGGCCGCCCGGGGCGTCTGCCCGCTCTCCCCCAGCGCCGCCTTCAGCAAGCTGACGTCCGCCCGGTATCGCTTGGCCTCGCGCACGGCGCGCGACAGCAGGCGCGGCGAGATCTCCCGCGCCCAATCAATCGCCTCCTTCAGCTTTTCGTCGGCACCGCCCTTGGCCTTGCCCAACAGCCTCAACCGCACCTCGACCACCCGCGTGGCCATGGCGTCGCCCAGCTGCACCGGCAGAATGCTGGCCAGATAGGCTGAACCCACGGCGGTCTGCCCCGCCGTCCGGCCGCCCGTGTCGCCCTGTCGCCGGGTCGACCCCTCGCCGGTAGACATGCGGCGAAGCACCTCCAGCGCCTTCTCGACGGGGCCCTGCCCGTCCACGCTGGGCTCCGCCTCGTCCAGGTAGAGCGCCCGCGCCTCGCCCGACAGGCCGTTCCGCAGTCCCGCTTCCGAGAAGCTGTCCAACAGGTCGCCGGCGTTCGCGCTGCCCGCCGCCTGCAGCAGGCGTGACAGCGTCGTCTTGCCCGCCCCGGCCCCGCCGCTGACGCTGGCGTGCGGCCTGAACGGCGGAATGGCGCCCAACAGCGCCGTCCCCTGCCATCCGAACAGGGCGTCGGCCTCGCTCAATCCCTCGGGGTCGCGAGGGTCCAGCGGGGCGAAGTTCCACAGGTTCATCAACTCGCGCAGCTTCTCGCCCTCGGCGATCGTCGCGGGCTTTCCCGTCCTGGGGGCCGGGGGGCGCAGCAGCCACAGCGGCCCCCGCGTCCTCGCCCCGTTCCTCAACGCCTCAGCCACCGATTCCCAATCGTCATCGCCGAACGGCCACCGGCCGACCGCGTCGCCGGCATGGACGACAGGTCCGTCGAGGGTCGACCACACCCCGTATCCCCGCTGCGGGCGGTCGCTGTCCCATCGCCCGGCCTTGCGGCATTGGTCGACAAACCACTGCGCCGCCATGTCGCGCTGCAGCTTGCCGTCATTGTCCCGCCATTGGGCCAGGAACACCCGCCCTTCCAGGCTGACGAAAAGGTCCGTCTTCAGCATGCCGGCGATCTTGGACGCCGGCTCCCGCCGCAGTTCCCCTTCCGGCAAGGCGAAATGGACATAGCCGCCCTCGAAGCCCAGCGGAATCACCGGGCAGTCCTCGACCTTCGGCTCTATCCAGACCGCGCCTGACTTGCCCTCGCTGTCCGGTTCGGCGTCTTCCAGCACATAGGAATCGGTCATGCGGCTACGCCCCCGGGTACGCTCGCGGCGGCCTCGGCCGCCTTGATCACTTGGTTGAAATCCATGCCGATCGGCGGGCGCGACACGCGCACCTGCGTCGGGCTTTCGTCGCTCAGGCGGCGGCTCCAGCTGGCGCGGGCCAGGGCCCCGCTGACGCGCGCCCGCTCGGCGCTGTCGCGGACCGCCTCGACCATCCGCTTCTGTTGGCGGCCGCTGCGGCCCTTGACCGTCACCGGGCTCATGTCGCCGTCGACGGCGATGTCGATCACGCCCCACGGGTTCGCCGGATCTTCCGGCCAGGTGAACCCGGGCCTCAGAGGATCGGCCCGGATGCGCCAGATATCCCGCGCCCCGTCCTTGTCGATCGCCTCGAACCCGCTCAGGCGGTCCAGCGACCCCGCCGCCACGGCGCGCACTGACCGGCTCAGCGGCCCGGCCAGCATCATGGCCCGCGACGCGGCGTTCTCGACGCCCTCCGCCACGACCAGGGGGCCCGGGGCGTCCGGCCGCGTCAGCCACAGCCCGCCGGGCAGCACATAGCCCTCGATGTCGCCGTGCCTGTCCGGCCGAGGCGGGCCCGCCAGTCCGTCGCGGCGCGCCAGCACGAAATGTCCCTGCGGGCCCAGCATCCGCTTCGACGGCGACCGATGGGTCTTTCCGCGCCCGTTGGGGGCCAGATAGGTGCAATGCACGCCGCCGGTCGGGCCCAGCTCGGTCATGACCAGGATGACCATCGCCGGCAGGAAGACGCCCCGCTCTGGGTGACCGCTATGCCAGGTCCGGGGATTGAACCCGACCAGCGCCAGCATCCGCGCCGCGACCGGCCCTCGGATGCCCCGCCCCTCTTCCAGATAGACCTGCACCAGCGATCCTGCGGCGGGCTCGCGCTCGCGCCAGATCTTGCGCGCCATCTCCAACCGCCATGCGGCGTCGGCCAGGGCCTCGGCCTCCGCCTCCTTCGCCGCCTGCGCACGCCGTGCGCGCGACGCCTCGCTCTCGGGCTTCAGCTCCCCGCCCAGCAGGCGACGCGCCGCGTCGGCCATGGTCTCATCGCCGCCCGAGAACAGCCGATGCTCCAGATCGATCACATCGCCGCCGCGCGCGTCGCAGGAATAGCACTTCCAACGTCGCCCATCGGCCGACACGCGGAACGGCGCCAACTTGCTCTTGGCCCCGCATTCATTCAGCGGACAGACGCCCCGATAGCCCTTGCCGGTCTTGCGCAGCTTGCACTTGGGCGCCCGGATCGCGATGTCCTCGCACCGGACCGCCGCTCGCGCCCGGTCGAACAGCTCGTCGCTCATGCCCGCACCTCTGACAGGCCCTCTGCGGCTCTGACCGCCGTCTCGATCCGGGCGCAGGCGGTATCGAAATGCTTCGGATCGATCTCGACCCCGGTGAACCTCAGGCCGCGCTTGATCGCCGCCACCCCGGTCGAGCCGCTGCCCATGAACGGGTCGCACACGGCCTCCGCGTTGATGGTGGCCAGCACCTTGTCCATGACCGGCTCGGGCTTGACCGTCGGATGATCGACGCCGGTGAAGCGACCGCTTTCGCTCAGGATCCAGCGCGCCTTGTCGGCCAGCGACCCGATCGGATGGGCGCCCGCCAGCCAGGCGTGAACCCAGAACTCCGTGTCCGGCCGATAGTGCTTGTTCGCCACCGGCATGGGGTTCGTCTTGTGCCAGGCGCAGACGACAGTCCGGTGGAACCGCGCCGCCAGACGCGGCAGCAGCTGCGGCAGCTGGTCGTTGTGACAGAACACCGCCACCGACCGGAACATCGCCGGCGAACAGATCCGATCGTCAAATCCCTGATCCAGCCCCGCCGCCGCGATCCGGTCCATGTTCGGCCGGGCCTTGCGGAACCTGCCCGCCCCTCGCGTGTCGAACGCATACGGCGGATCGAACACCCCCGCGTCCTGGGGTCCCAGGGACCGCACCACCTCATACCCGTCGCCCAGGTACAGCGTCGCCGGGCCGATGACCTCGACCCGGCTCATGCCGCCGCCCCGCGCGAGGCCTCGATCTGTCGTCGCGCCTCGGCCTTGCTCGCCGGCGTCATGAAATAGCCGACGCCCCAGCGGGTGCCGATCTCGATCCCGAACGGTTTCAGTTTCCGCCGGATGTGGCAGACGAAGACGTCCACGATCTTCATCTCGGGTTCGTCTTCGCCCCGGTCGCGGTAAAGCGCCGCCATCGCGGCGTCCTTCGTCAGCAGCTCCCGCTCCAACAGCGCGCCGAACAGTCGGGCCTGCTGAACGGTCAGCCCCCATTCCAGCGGCGGCAGGACGCACAGCCCCATCGCCTCTTCCAGTTCCTGAATGCGGTCTTCCAGGCGCACGATCGTCGCCTGCAGCGCGGCCTCCCGCGCGGAGAACTCAGCCGGCTCTACGACCACGCCGCTTCCCCTTCCGGTAAAGAACGATCGCCAGCGCCTTCCACACCGGCGTCTTGTGCGTGGCCGCGAACACGGCCGCCTCCTGCTCCGCCGCCTCGCCCAGCGCCAGCATGGCGTTCGCCACCCCGTCCGCGTCGATGTCCTCGCGGTACTCCTCGTCGTGCAGCAGCGTCTCGACCGCCTTGATCTGCCCCGCCGTCAACGGCCGCGCCCGCCCTTTCACCAGGGCCTCCAGCACGATCCGCGCACGCATCGCGCCGCGTCGGTTGATCAGGGCGCCGACCGCCCGCACCGCCACCGTGTCCCCGATGGCCCAGACCCCGTTGCCCGGCGTGGAGCGCAGCATCTTCACGCCCGCTCGCGCACAGACCTGATCGATCGTCAGGGCTTCCTCGTCGCCGGCCGCCGCCGCCGCGAAATGCATCTGCATCGGCGTGATGTTCAGCCGGTCGCGGTTGTGACCGATGAAGCTGTGGGCCCGCTCCGTCCGGCTGGCGGCCTCGACCACCATCACCGGAATGGTCGTCACCATCGGATGGCTGCACGCCGCGATCGCCGTATGCTGGCCGTCGATCACCTCCAGCCCGCGCTCTGTCCGGGCGCAGACCGGGGGCTTGAACCGGCGCCAGTCCCAGCGGGCGCAGATCTTGCGCACCAGCTTGATGGACCGCTCCGACAGGTTGCGCTGATAACCCTCATCGATCAGCAGCGCGCCCGGATCGACCCATTCGAACACCGGCGGCGCCGTCTCGGCTATCCCGGCCTCCACCCCCGACAGATTGATGGCCTTCACGCCCCTCAGGGCGCTCGCCGCCGCAGCGGCCCCCAGCGCGGCGTGGCACGCGGCCACATAGCGGTCGTCCCCCTGGCGAAACGCCTGACTGCCCAGCTCCGTCATCCGTCGATGTCCTTTCGTTCGCGACGTCCGGCCGCGCCTCGATGTCCGGCCAGCGCCTCGCGCGCGGCCTCGGCCGCCGCCTTCAGCGGCCCCTGCAGATCCCGACGGCCGGCCGTGGTCTCGGCGCAGTACCGGCGCGACAGACGCGACAGCTGCACGCATGGGTTCGATTTGGTGACCACGCCCGGCGCGCAGGCGTTCTTGGCTTCATTCGCCACGCGGGCCAGCGCCGTCGTCGGCTTGCTGGGAGCCGCCGCCGCTGCGGCCTCGGCCTGGGCGATCAGCTCGTTCCAGCAGGCCTCGTCATTGGCCGTCATCCGGCCGTCGGGCCCGCCACGCAGATTGCCGAAGCGGCTCATGGACGCCTCCGCCGCTTCGTCGCCGCCGGAGCGCTGGTCTCCGACGGCGACTCGGCCTTCTCTCGCAAGCGCCAACCTGGAGAGAGAAGACGATGACGCCCGACGCCGTTCTGACGTTCGAAAAGGCGCTTGAGACCCACGGCCGCCTGATCACCGCGCAAGGCGAGCGCCTGAACCAACTCGCGCGCATGGTGATGGATGACGCACGCGAACGGCATGCGCTTGAGCGCGTACTTCAAGCCCTTGCCGCTCAGGTCGCAGCAGACGCCCAGGACCCGCTGAAGTTTCTGGATGAAGTCCGAACCAAGGCCTTGGCGTCCATGGCCGGCGTAGATCTGACCGACGCCCGCGAAGCGATCGAACGCGTCTTGGCCAAGGTCGAGGGCAGCTTGACCGGCCCCCAGCTCTAGGGCTTCAAACGCTGCGATTTCCCGCCGTCGACGCTGGTCGATGCGCCGCCATTCGCGTTCATGCGCCTCCGCCTCCGCCTCCAGGCGAACGGTCCGGGCCTTGATCCTGCGGGGGGGGCTCATGGGCGGGCCTCCGGCTCGAGATCCCCAACAGAGGCGGGCAGAGGTCGGCCAGACAGTTCTGGTGGATACCAATCGGCTGCGACCACCTCCCCCCGTGTCCAGGAGATCGCATCGGCGATCTGATCTTCCTTCGGAATGATCCGCTTCGGATGGCCGAATGGAAGCAGATAGCGGCTCGCGGCTTGACGTGAGATCCCCCAACGCTCGCCCAAAGCCATCGCGCCTAGCCCTCGGTCTCGAAGCCAGCGATCCATTTTGGGGCGAGTTTTAAGGGGCAGATGGGCGGCCATTGGCGACCTCGTGATTCGGTTCGCCAAGGAGAAAGAAACTTATTCGGTGATTTTTGCAACTGTTTGGTTTAGTCGTTTTCAGCTATGCCGTCGCTCGCGCTCATCCAGCCGGTACATCATCCTCGTAGGACTATGTCCAAGGTGGTTGATAATTCCGGGAACAATGACGCCGCTGCCCTTCTGGGACGCGCGCTGGCCGTTTTGCGCCGTCGGGCCGGCCTAAGTCAGGCTGCTGCTGGGCAAAGAGCCAATATGTCCGGCCAAGGCTGGGCGAAGTATGAAAACGGCCAAGCCCCGAGCATCTTTTACCCAGAGAACCAGCGCCGCCTGACGGCCGCCGTCGACGCGACGCCAGCCGACTTGGAGAAAGAGCGCCTCGGGCTTTCAGGAAGCCCGCAGACCAGCAACGTAGTCGACTTCCGCAAGTGGGTTGATAACGAGCGCGCTCAAACCCTGCCGATCCGCGATCGCGTCCAGGCCGGCGCATGGCTTATGGCGGATGACACCTCACAGGCGGAACCGAAGCAGTATCCCTTTGCCCGAGACCCCCGGTTCCCTTACGCCGATCAGTGGCTATCCGAGGTAATAGGCGACTCTGTCGATCGCCTCGGAATATTCGAAGGCGATCTCGTTCACTGCGTCGACTTCGAAGGTGCAGGCATTGGCCTTCAGAGCGGGCAAATCGTTGAGATTGAACGGCTGCGCTTTGGCGGATCCGAACGCGAACTCAGCATCAAACAGGTTGAACTGACCGCCAATGGCCCGCTGCTGTGGCCGCGCTCTTCCAATCCTCGCTGGCAAGCCCCTCTTGGCATGACAGATGGAGCCGAAGACGACGAGGTCCTCGTTCGCATCCGAGGCCTCATCGTCCAGTCCATTCGGCGTTTCTAGCGCCCTTGAGCGGCGTCAAGCACCATCCGCTCTAACGTCCCGTTGCTGTTGCAAGTGACGGTCACGAGCGGATCGTTTGCGAACTGCCGCATCTCAGTGATGCGGGTATTAACAGTCACCTGCGTCCCAGATCCCTGAGGCTTGACGAAGACGTTCAGATCTACCGCCTGCCGAACAGGCACCTCCAGGGGCGCAGCACCGCAGCTCGCCCATGCAGCCACGGTGCTATCCCCCCTAGGCGAGGTAATCATGCGCTCCGCGGCAACGATGCCGCTGTCCTTCTCGATGGTCTTGATGGACAGATTGTTCGCAGCGAAGAACTCCACCACGCGCTCCCAGACAGCGTCTTTCCCTTCCGGCACGACGCGACTCTTCGGGAAGTCGTAAACCTCGGGCGCTGTAGCGCACGAGGCGAGAGCCGCCCCTAGCGTTGCCAGCAAAATAATTGACCGCCCCACCCGCATGCTCCTTGCGTTGAAATAACGACGTACACCTAAACACTTAGCTACACCAACTCGCAACCCTTTGGTCTGCGCTCGCGCCACCACAACGTTGCGGTTTAAACGACGCGGTTGACATCCCAACTGTTTGGTTGAACTGTTGAGTTGTCCCGCGCCGTTCGGTTGGGTTTCCCCCAGCTCCCTCCCGGCGCTCTTCCGTTCAGGCGCGGGGCGTCCCTTTGGAGGAGCGCCCCATGGCTCACGGAATATTCCAACCGTCCACCGCCCCGACGACAACTTCGGACGCGCACGCCGTGCGCGCCTCGACCGCCCACGATTTCTCGGGCGCCGTGCCCGTCGTCAGCATCGATGACGAACTGCTGGACATCATCGCCCTGCTGCACACGGCGCCGATCCGGTCGTTCGACCTGTCGACGGCGGCGGTCATCACCGGCCCCTTCATCGAGGGCCGCGTCTGCATCCGCATGGACGGCCGGTCCTGGTCCCTGCCCACCGTCTCCTGCTCCGTTCTCGCCCTGCTGGTTCGCCTCGAACGCTCCCTGCGCGCCTGCGACCTCTTCGCGGACGCCTTCAACGCCGCCGTCGTCCAGGCCGAGGCCAAGGTCGACGCCGTCAACGCCTGGTCTGCCCGGGTGCGTCCCGGCGCGCCTGCGTCGGATCAGGAGGGCCATGCCATCGCCGTGTCAGCTGGCGTCGGGTCGGGAGGTCCCGCAGGGCCGACGACCGCCAGCCGCCGAAAGGGTGAAGGCTGATGACGTCCGCCCTTTCATTTGCCGACGCCGCCGCCATGCGGGCCGCGCTGGCGGGAAACGACGAAGGCCCTCTGGTCGTCATCGAGCTGCGCCCGCCATGCCCTTCCGAACGGATCGAGATCTCTGGCGGATTCGACGGCCCCGACCCGATCCACGTCGTCAAATCCCTGTGCCGCGCCCTTGAATGCGGGCCCGGGGCTCTCCTCGCCGTCGAGGATCCGAACGCCCGCGGCCTGCGCGGCGACGCGGCCCGCTGCTACGTCCTGAACGCCGCTGAGCAACGCGTCGCACGCATCTGCGGCCTCAGCTTCGCCTATGTGAACGTCGCCGCCTCGGCCCTGGTCAACCGCAACTGGCGGCCCGGCCAGAACCGGGAAATGGGCGTGAGGGCGGACGCATGATTCCGGCCGCCCTCTGCTTCGCCGGCCTCGGTGCCCTGGCCTACGCCCTGACCAAGGAGGGGCTCAAAGCCTCAGCCCTCGCGGGGATGAACTTCGACATCCTCCGGCGCGACCGCCGCGCCGCTCAGCTCATGGCCCGTGCCTTCATCCTGCATGGGGCCGCGACCGCCGCCGCCATGGCCGGCTTCATCCTGGGACGCGCCTGATGCCCGCCCGGCCACGCCGCAGCGGCCCCGTCCTGACCGACGCCGCGCGCGAAACCTTCGCCGCCGCCCTGGTCATCCTTCTGGCCCTCGCCTTCGCCGGTGCCGCCCTCGAGCGGGCGGGACCGGCCCAACCTCTTCCCGATCAATACCGGATCCGCTGACATGGCTTCTTCCGCCCAGGTTTCCCCCGCTCAGCGCGAAATGCGCAAGCCCGACTTCCCGGCCGTCGTCCACACCTACACCGACCTGCTGCGCCTCCTGCGCGAACAGCCGCACGGCGACGCCGCCCATCTGGCCGGCCTGACCGGCCGCGTCACGTCGAACGTCCGCCGTGACATGCACAAGCTGACCGCCGCAGGCGTCGTAGAGCACGACGGCGCCTGCTGGCTTCTGACAGACAAGGGCCGCCAATGGGTCGCGGGCCAGGACGTGGCCGAGGGCTTGGCCTCAGCCGACGGCTCAGCCTCTCCGGTCACCCGCTGGCCGGTCGACAAGATCCGCCCGAACCCGGCCAACCGTCCCGTCGATCGCGAAACCATCCCCGACCTCGCCCTTTCGATCATCGGCGCCGGCGACGTTCTCCAGCCGCTGATCCTGACCCCGGCCGATGCGAACGGCGTGCGCATGATCCTCGCCGGTGAACGTCGCTGGCGCGCCGTCCGCCTCATCATGGATCAGGACGCCGAGACTCATAACGAAAACGTCCTCGACGGCGAACCGGCCCTCTTCAACGACAGCCTGCCCGTCGACCTCGAACCCGGCGTCCCCTTCATCGAGCGCGAGGCGACCGAGGCCGAGGCGCTGCAGATCACCATCATCGAGAACAGCCAGCGTCAGGACCTCTCCCCCTGGGAAGACGCCCAGCTGCTGCTGCAGCTGCAGACCGCCACCGGCTGGAACGCGTCAGAGCTGGCGCGCAACATCGGCCGCGCCGCCGAGGGCGAACGCTCCGGCCTGCGCGACGTCCAGACCAAGCTGAAGGTCGCCCGCGAAGCCTCGCCCGCCGCCATCGCCGTCTATCTCGAAAACCGCAGCTGGGACCAACTCCGCAACAGCGTCAGCCAACCCAAGCCGCAGACCATGTCCGACCAGGTCGCGGAGTACGGCGCCGCCCTCATCAAGCCCGGCGAACCGACGCCGTTGGAAGAGGCGATCGAGGCGGCTCCCACGCCGTCGGCATGGCTTGCCGAGCAGAAGGAGCGCCTCTGGCCCTCTCTGGACGCCCTTCGACCTAAACAGCTGCTGGTCCTGGTCGAGGTCGGAGACCTTATCGCCCGCACCAACGTCAAGACCACGCGCTATGAGGCCCCGTGCGCTGAGTCCTACCCGGACCCGACGAAGTGCGCCCAGTTCCTGACAGAGAACGCCGGGCTTGGCTTCACCCACCTCCGCGACGAACACACGGTCAGACTGGCCGACGCCACCTGGGATTGGTTGATCCGACAGGGCTTAATCCGCGAACTGACGGGCGCCGTCCCCCACCGGCTCGGCCTGCTGCGCCAGGAAGCCTTGGGCATCGGCGCCGAGGCCGCTCTGCGCCAGTCCGGCCGCTACTGGACCGAATGGCTGAACCTGGACGCCGCCCCGAACAAAACGTCAGCCGCCAAGCCCGCGCCTTCCGGCCCCCACGTCGTCAACGGCGTCGACTACGGCAACGCCACCCGGGCTCAGGAAGCCCGCTACGCCGCCGGCATCCTGCAACGCCCGGCCGCCAACTACGGTTCGTCGTCGCGCAGCGAGACGCCGGCGCCGTCGGCCGAGCCCGGCGCCGAAGCGACGCTGCCGGCGACGACGATCGAGATGCTCACCGCAACGGCCCGCGAAGAACTGGCGGAACAACGCCTTGAGCGCCTCGGCGCGGCCCTGCAGGTGCTGACGGAGCGACTTGAGCCGCTGCTCGCCGCCCTGGGCGGCGATCGCACAGAGGATGGACTGATCACGCTCGAGACGGACGATGCGGACTATTACGAACGCGAGATCTCAGAGGCCTGCCAGTGGGCCGAGGACGCCCTGGCCGAAACCAGCACCGTCTTTGATGGCTGGGGTGACGAGACGCCGCGGACCAGCCTTTCCGAACCAGCCGTGCCGATCCGCAAGTCGATAACGCCCGACTTCATCGTCTGCCTTGAAGATGGGCGGAAGTTCAAATCGCTGAAGCGCCACCTGCGCACCCGCTACAACCTTTCGCCAGAGGCGTATCGCCAGCGCTGGGGCCTCCCGGCCGACTATCCCATGGTCGCGCCCAACTACGCCAAGGCCCGCGAAGACCTCGCCCGCCAGATGGGCCTCAGCTGGGCGGGGGCGCGCTGATGACCCCCCGCCCCTGGATCGAAGGAGCGGCCCTGCTGGCCGCCCATCACCGCGCCGCCCCGGCGCCCAAATCTCTCAACCGCAGGAGCTATCCCGTGTCCCCCGACGTCCGCTTCGCCCTGCTCAGGGCTAACCCTCAGGCCAAGCCCCTGGCCTTCCACGACATCGGCGCCCTGGCGCGTCACGTCCAGCGCGAACGCGCCGGTCGCCCGATCGAGATGGTCGACATCGAGGACCTGCGCTTCGACGGCGACGCCAACATGCGCGAGGGCGTCTCCGTCTACATCCTCGATCAGGGCGGCGACCGCGACGGTTTGATCGGCCATTGCTGGCTGGACGGCCAGGGTCAGGACGCCCTGCGCCATGCGCTGGCTCGCAATCAGCTGCCCGCCCATGACGCCGCCGTGAGGGCCGCATGATGGACGGCGCGACCTTCACCCCCGCCCCAACCCCGATCGATCCCGTCGACGCCGAGCAGCCCAAGCGTCTGAACCGCCGTCAGGCCGCCAAGGTGCGGACTCGCCAGCGCGTCTTCGACTCAGCCGAGACCCTGTTCAATGACGTCGGTTTCGAGCGCGCCACCATCCGCGCGATCGCCAAGGGCGCCGGCATGTCCACCGGCGCCGTCTTCGCCAACTTCGAGGACAAGACCGCGCTCTACGTCGCCGTCTTCGGCCATCCGCCGCTGACGCCCGAACGGGGCCGCGAACTCGTAAATGTCCTGCGCCGGGCCCAGGGCGTGCTCGACGCCTTCGCGGATGAGGAAGGCGTCCCCGAACTGCTGGCGGATATCAGGGCCGCCCTGCCGCCCCTTCCGGTCAAGGCGCCTGCCGATGCTTGACCGCCGCTTGCACCCGTCCGCCCATCCGCTGCCGCCCCTGCGGCTGGCCCAGACGCCCGTCTACGTCGATCGCGGCTACTGCCCCGGCGGCCGCTGGGAGCGGATCCTGCGCACCATCCACGATCGGCCCCTGACCGAGACCGAGATCCTGCGCGCCGTCCATGACGGCCGTTACCCGCGCCGGATCGAGCGCCGCAAGATTCACGCCGCCCTGATCGCCATGACCCGTCAGGGGCTGACGGCGCGCCTGCCGGGCAGCCCAGCGCCCTTCACGGCCACCGCGCACGGCGTGCGCATCCTGCATGGAGAGGCCGCGTGACCCTGCACCTCGACCCCATCCCCGACCGCCACCCGCGCCTGATCGTCTGGTGCGGATGGTTCCGCCGCGCCGGCTGGCCCGTCCGCGACATCGCCAAGCTCTTCAACATCTCGATCGGCGAGCTGATCGAAGCCGGAGTCGAACCATGACCAAGGTCCGCCCCAACGGGCCGGGCGCCCGCCCGCTCGCTCAGCTCAAGCGTTTCCGCGCGCTTGAAGACATCTTGATGGGCTTTTCTGACGGTATCGACGGGGCCCGTCTTCAGGCCGGGCTCACATGGGCGAAGATCGGCCGCGCCGATTGGCAGCGTCAGGATCTGATCAGCCTCTTCGCCGCCCCGTGGGTCGCAGCCCAGGAAGAGGCGGGCTGGGAAGGCAACCCCACCCTCCAGGGCGAAATGGAGCTGGACGAGATCACGGCCGCCGCCCTGCAATTGGATCCCGTCGAGGACTTCCTCGACCAGGTCCGAGCAGAACTGGCCCACGCTCGCTCCAAATTCCCCGGCGACCGGATCATGACCCTGGCCATGGCCGAGGAGTTCGGCGAGCTGGTGAAGGCCGTCCTGGACGAACACTCCAGCGCTGTCCGTAAGGAGGCCGTCCAGACCGCCGCCATGGCCGCCCGCGTCGTTCTCGACGGCGACGCCTCCGTCGACGACTGGCGCGCCGCCAAGGGTCTGGACCCGCTGACGGGGCGCGCAGGCGCCGTGGCCCCGACGCCCGGCGTCACGCTTCGTCACCAGGACGGCCGCACTGGCACCTTCGTCAGCGTGGAAGAGGACGGACGATATCGGGTCCGCTCCCTCAAGGGCTCGGGCTTCTGGGTCTTCCATCCCGACGATTGCCGCCCGGCGGCTTCGGAACTGGCCCCGCCGAAAGGAAGCGAGGCCGCTCATGGCTGACCGCAATCAACATCTGTCTCGTGATGACGAGACACGTCGCGCCGTCTTCGACCAAGTCGACCTGCAGACCGCCGAGCTGGAAATCGTCGGTTCCATCTACGACGGCTTCGCCGCCGCCATAGTGGTGACGGGGCAGCCCAGAACCGTCGCCCTCACGCGCGAGTACGGCGACGCCGTTCAGCTCATGGCCCTTATCGAGCGCGGCCGCGCCCCTCTTTTTGCCATTGATTTGGCAGGGGGGGCGATGCCTTCCAAGACTTTCGTCAAGCCTGCGAGTGTTGGGCCGTCAGACCGCCCAACACTCGCAGGCTTTGTGGATGCGGCAGATGCCCCAGCGGCGGCGCAGGAAGCTCGCCCCCAAGCCCGCGAGGAAGCGCAGTCGGTGGCTCTGCCGACTGATGAGGGTGGCAGCGTAACCAAGCGCTTCGTCATCTTCACCACGCCCGGAGAAGTGCCGGAAAAGAAGGGCGGCTGGCTGAAGGACGAACATCTCATCGACTTCCTTCGCGCAGTCATGCTGCACGACGGCTGGAAGCCCGGATTCCGCGCCACGGTGCTGGAACTGACGTGGGACAACGACCTCTGGGCGTCATCGGCCTCCGAGTATCTGGAGATCCACGACGACGCGATTGGCCCGCGTCGTGCCCGGAAGGCCTGGCAGGCGGCGCGCGACGAGCATGAGCGCATCTACAAGGTCGCCCCCACGATGAAGCTTGGCGACGAGATCGTCAGCTATCGCCGGATTACCGCCATCGCCACCCCGGAAGCGCGAGAGACTGAGAAGCTGCGCGTGGCGGTCGAGGCGATCCGCGCCGAGATCAACGCGCCTCTCAACGGACCAACGCATGGCGCATGGGACCGAGGCCGCATCGCCGGGCTGAAAGAGGCCCTCGGCGTCCTGCAAGCCGAAAAGAAAGGCGGTGCCTGATGAGTGTTGTTTCAATCGAAAGCACCGTTTCCTGCGATGGCTGCGGGACGCATTTCAAGGTGAAGCACGATCCGGCCTACAAGCCGCCCGCCGGTTGGTCGCTGTTCGACGTGGCCGAGGACGCGGTTCGCGGCGGTTACGTCCTCGGCAGCTCTCTCTTCGACGGATCCTGCAGCGTGCAGAATGGGTCGATGCTCTGCATCCCCTGCACAAGGGCGGCTGACCGCGCCGCTGTCCCCGGGGGGCCTCAGGAATGAGAATCCTCGAGAAGAAGCGCGGCTATTTTCGCGGCACGCACAAGGGTTGCACGATCGAGATCGAGCGCGACCGCACGTCAGGCGATGACAGGTGTAAGTTCTACATCACCGTTCAGGGCGCCGACGGCTGCTACCGTTATGACGGCTGGAGCCCTGAAGGCGTCGACACCATGGCCCAGGCCAAGCGGGAAGCGATCCGGGGGGCATGCCTGTGACCCGTTTCGACGGCCTTGACGCCACGGCCGAGCCCCTCTGGAACCTCTACGAGGTCACCGTCACCGCAGGCGACTACGTGGCGACGTCGACTCTGTCGGCCGCCACCCGATCGCGCGCCGTCTACCAGGCCTTCCTTGGCTACAGCGAGGTCTGGACAATCAGCTTCCGCGACTTCCTGTCCATGGTCAGGGTCCGGCGGGTCAGCACCTGCGCCGATGACGGCTATGGCTATGTCCGCCGCACCTATGGCGTCGATCCGCGTATCGGCGACGAGGTCGAGTTGGTCGATGAAGGCGACTGGACGGGCAAGCGCGGCCAGGTCGTTCACCCCGGCAAGTCGACCACGGCCTACGTCCACGTCGTCTTCGAGGGCGTCAGGCACGCCATGCCCTGCCACCCGCGCAGCATCCGCATCATCGAGGCCCAGCCATGACATCCATGCCCCCCAGATCGGCGCGCCTCGAAGGGATTCCCCTTCAGCACGACGGCGTCGTCGTCGGCATGGTGCCCGTGCGCGGCGTCGGCTTCCGCGTCGGCCTGCAGGGCGCAGGACAGGCGCTGATCATGAGCCCCGCCAAGGCCCGCCGTATGGCCCCCGCCTGGCGCAGTCCTGAAGCCAAGGCGGCCGGGCTCGACTGGATCGCCGACGCGCTCGAGGAGGCCGCAAACGATATCGACGCCATGCCGGCCGCTGAACAGATCCAGAGGGCCAACGAGATGTGGGCCGCAATCTCAGCGACGGGGTCGCAGCACTAGTCATGGCCCCCGCTCCTCGCCGCGTCAGCGAAGCGATCGAGCCTCCCTCTGGCGGGCTCGATCCCGCCCTGCTGCGCATCATTCAAGCCATGGCCCGTGCGGATGCGCGCCGCGACTTCCAGGCCGCCAGCGTCGCCCCCTTGCCGACCGACAGGCTCGCGAGTCACGATTAGCGCCACGGCCACGGCGCCGATCGCCGCCGCCACAATGGCCAGGGCGATCAACCCGACGCCGTTCGAGACTTCAAGATCGAGGGTGTGATGCAGTTTCACGACGACAGTTCCTCAGCGATGACGCCGCCGGTCTCGACCCGTTCGAGTTCCGGCAACGCGCTGATCGTCACCTCGCCTTCAAGGGGGGCGGACGCTCAACGCACGCTCAGCCTGTCGTCACGACATGGATTCCAACAATGCACCGTCTTTGTGTGGGCCGCACCGCACAACAGTCCAAGCGCCCAGACTATGCGATCCTTTGGTAGCCGTAGAGTAACCGTCCTTATGGTCAGGTCCGCCCCACACCATAAGACGGCAGAAGGGACTCATCTCGCTGAACGCGCCCTTCGGGGGGGCGGACGGCCATGACGCGCGTCGCCCTCTACGCCCGCTACAGCTCCGAACGCCAGAACGAGCGCTCGATCTCCGATCAGCTGAACGTCCTGATCCAGCACGCGGCAGGCAAGTGCTGGGCCGTCGTCGGCACCTATACCGACGCCGCCATATCCGGCTCGGCCATGGCGAACCGCCCCGGCCTCCTGGCCGCCCTTGCTGCGGCCGATCGCGGAGAGTTCGACCTGCTGCTGGCCGAGGATGAAGACCGCCTGGCCCGCAACCTTGAGCACCTGGCGCACGTGGCCAACCGCCTGGCCGACATCGGCGCCGGCATCGCCACCCTATCCACCGACCGCGTCCAGGACATGCACGTCGCGTTCAAAGGCCTCATCGCCCAGGACTTCATCCGCAACCTCAGCCTGAAGACCAAACGGGGCATGGCCTCCAACGCCGAAAAGGGCCTCGCCACCGGCTCGCGCCTCTACGGCTATCGCTCGCAGCCGGGCGGCGCTGTCGAGATCGTCCCTGAACAGGCCGAGGTCATCAGGCGCATCTTCGCCATGTACGTGCATGATCGCCTGTCGTCGCGGGAGATCGCCGAGCGCCTGAACCGTGACAAGATCCCCTCCCCGGCCGGCCGGGAGTGGAACGCCTCGTCGATCCAGGGCTCGCGTCAGCGCGCCAACGGCATTCTGCACAGCGAGATCTACGCCGGCGTGAAGGTCTACAACCGCGTCGAGATGCGGAAAGACCGCCAGACCGGCCGTAAGATCACGATCTGCAATCCTCCCAGCGAGCACAAGCGCGTCGACGTCCCCCACCTGGCCATCATCGACCGGGATATATGGAATGCTGCTCGGCAGCGTCTGGACAGTCGACAGACTGCGGACCCGTCGCAGCGGGCGAGCCTCCGCCGGCGACCGGGCCTGCTGTCCGGCCTGACCAAGTGCGGCTGCTGCGGAGCCTCCTACACGTCGCTCAGCCAGGGCCGCCTGGTCTGCGCCGCCTATCGCGAGAAGGGCGCGTCCGCCTGTGACAACAACCGCCATGTGAGCCGCGCCGAGATCGAGCAGCGCGTGCTGGAAGGCCTTCGCACGCGGCTTCTGGCTCCTGAGGCCGTCGCCGCCTATGTCCGCGCATATCACGCCGCCTGGGCGGAACAGGCCAGCCAGGCCGAAGACCGACGCCGCCCGCTCACTCGACGGCTGGCCGAGGTTGAGCGCGCGATCGAGCGCGGGGCCGAAGCCCTGCTGTCCGGCGCGACGGCGGCCGCCGTCATCGGCAAGAAGCTGGAAGCCCTTGAGATCGAACAGGCCCAGATCAAGGCGACCCTTGAACAACTGGACTCCGAAGACGCGCCGCCCGTGCAGCTCCACCCTCGCGCAGCCGAGAACTACGCCCGCAAGATCGAGCAGCTCCAATCGCGCCTGGCCGAGGCGGCCGACAGCACCGAGGGCGCGGACAGAGACCTGATCGCCAGCGTCAGGGACCTGATCCAGAGGGTCGACATCGAACCGGTCAACAAATCGAGAGGAGCGCCGGTGCGGGTCACCTTGCACGGTGACCTCGCCCGGTTCGTTCTCCCGCAACACCCACCAGCTAGTGGGTGTGCGTTGGTGGTTGGAGGCGGGATCGAACCGCCGACCTGTGGGTTATGAAGCCGCCGTCCTGCCACCCTTAGACGGTTGTTCTACCTCGTCTTTATCGCATCTCTCGGTGGTTGCTCCGGGACTATTCCGGGAGAGCGCCGCAAGCCCCGCCTTCACGTCGTCCTCGATCGCATGGGCGTAAACCATCGTCGACTTGATGTCGGCATGGCCCAGGAGGCGCTGGGCCAGACGCAGGTTGCCGGTCTCCCGCAGGATCTGCATGCCGCTGTGGTGGCGCAGGTCATGGATGCCTCGCAGGCCCTTGGCGTCCTTCAGTCCAGATCGCTTCATCGCCCGCCGCATGGCGATAGCGGCGCCAGAAGGCTTCAGCGCCTTGAGGATGACCTTGCCGGCAGGCCCTGGTAGGCGCCGCTCGCGATACCAGACCGTCTCCAGCCTCGCGGCCCGCGCCCGGCCGAGGCGCGCAGAAAGCATGGCCGCATCCTCGGGCAGCAGAGGGATAACGTGGTCGTCGCCGCCCTTTCGGTCCCGGAGGCGGACGCGGGCGTTGTTGATGTCAGCCACGTCGAGGTCGTCGAGCGAGAAGAACAGCTCCGACAGGCGGCAACCGTAGCGGGCGGCGAACCTGATCAGGTCGTGCCAATGCGGCAGGACCTCGGCCTCGACCCGCTCCAGCTCATCCCCGACAAGCTCCTTGGGCCGAGGCTTCGGCTCCTTCAGCCGCAGGGCCTCCCAGTCGATCTCGGGCAGCCTGGCGCCCCATGCCTTCCGTGCGCGGTTCAAGATCGGCCGGAGAGTGTCGATCATGTCCCGGTTCACCGTCGAGTTGGACGGCAGGTATTCCTTCGCGCCCTTGGCCTTCGACTTGACGATGCCCTGGCCGCGGCGGCGCTCAATGGCCGTGGCGATGTGGTTGGTGGTGATGTCGCAGATGCGCGTCCCTGCCCCCACGACGGCCATCATGCGCTCGATCCGGGCTTCCAGACGGGCGCCGCCCTTCAGCGTCGTGCCGCGCTCGGCCCACCAACGGCCGGCAGCCTCGTCCAGCGTCATCTGAGACGCGTCGTCCAGTTCGCCGGTCGCGGCCTTGGTGCGAATGCGTCGCTCGACTTCCTCGGCCTTGCGCTTCGTCTCCACGCCCGTCGAGCCGTGGTAGCGTCTGCCCTTGTACTGGAAGTCGTAGGCCCAGTACCGGCTGTTCTTCGGCAGATAGACGGACATCAGGGGTCGACGTGATAGACGCGCGCATGGGGTATGCCTGGAGGGCAAACCTTGTCCTCAATCCTGTAGATCGCCTCGCGCAGCGGCTGAACGGGATCGGTGGCGCTCAGGATCTGGGCCAGCGGAACGACTTCCTCTTCCAGCTTCTCGTCATCTGCGCCGATGGGCGGGAAGCCGCCTTTGATGATCACCGCTTCTGCGGTTTGCCGGATAGGCCTGAAGGCTACGGCTGAATTCTTCATCTGGATCTCAGCGTCGTAGATCGCGCCCTTGATAAGATGGTCGTCAGTCATTTCGTTCAAATTCCTAGCGCCCGGCTGTCTTCTTGCGCTGGCTGAACGGCACGACCTTGGATTGGACGTGGACCGTCGGCCTCGGCTTCTCCTCGCGGACCGGGGTGTCAACCTGCGTCAGATAACAGCGTATGTCACCCTCGGTGTAGGCACGACGTGCGCCTCTGCGGACAGCGCGGATCACGCCCTCGTCCGTCAGCTCGCGCAGGGTTCCAGCGTCCATGCCCAGCAGTTTGGCTGCCGCCTGGGCGGTGATGATGCAGGCGTCTGCGAAGGCCATCTGGATGCGGCGCTCGGTTGCCGGACCGATGGTGGGGATCGGATCGTTGGCCGGCATCATGGCTGCGGCCTCCGATCCGCGAGGTTGATCACTTGGCCGCGCACAGGCCGGAAGGGTCCTGCCTTCTCGCGCTCCCACATTTCCCAGAGCGCTTCGGCAGTCCTCGGAAAATCGACTTCGTTGTCGTGTTCGTCTGTCACTCGGCCGAAACCGACCCAGTGAAGGGCCAGCGACAAGTCATCCTCGCCGGGGGAGTCTGAAGGCCACGGGCCGTCGTCATCCTCCCGCACGCGGCATAGCTCCCCGAGCAAGCACTCGAGTTCATGGGCGAGCGGATTGCAGCCTAGATCGAAGCCTTCAAATCCGGCGTTCACCGCCGCCTGCTCGGTGGCGTCTCTCGCCGCTTGGGCCGCCTTCAGAGCGTTGAAGCACCGGATGAACTGCTCGCGGGTAATGTTCATCGTGCAGGCTCCATCAGATCGACGAGTTCAAACACCTGACCCACGAAGGCAGCGGGGAAGGTCGCTTCGAACATTTGTCGGATGATCTCGCGAGCTATCGGCCTCTGGCTTGACCGCCACGGCCCGTTGAAGCGTGGGTCCTCCAAGGTCTCGTGCACGAGGCGAGCAGCCATATCGACAGCCTGATGCTCTGCTCTCGTGCCGATCATGGCGCGCAACATCATGACATCGCCCATGGCTGAGAACCGGGCAGCATAACCTTTCTTTAGAGTACGCAGACGGTGGTGCAGCCATGCCCTCTGAATGCAGGCGACGATGTAATTTATCATTGCTGCCTCCAAAGAACTTCGCCAGTCAGCCCGTCTTCGATCTTCAGCGTTCCGGGATTGGACTCGGCATGGGCGTTAAGATCGTCATCGGCGGGAAGCTCGATCAGGTAGAACGTCGGCTCGCCATTCGTCAGGCGATAGAAGATCCGCGGCACCCATTGATCGCGAGGCGGCAGGGGCTTGCCGGTGGCGTAGGTCTGGCCGGTCATCGGTTCGCATCCTTCTGAGGCTCGGCAGATCGGATCATCGTGCCGCACCGATGGCAGGCGCCGTAGATCGAGCCGAAGCGTATGGGCGGGTGGCCGAACAGACGGCAGAGGAGGCGACGGATCATCGCGGGCTCCTCCGCTCGGCCAACATTCCGAAGGCAATCCCCACGCCTATAGAGGTCAGGAAGACGCCGGTTCGAGCGCCGGGGTCATCGGTGAGGGCCAAGACGATCCGGCCCAGGCCAGCACAGACAAGCCAGGCCCCGATGGTGGGCAAAACCCAACGGAAGATCATGCCGACCTCCTCCCATGGGGCTGCCTCTCCAGCAGGTCGAGAAGCTGTCCGGCGTTCTGAATGGACTCCCGGTCGTCGTCGCTCAGATCGACCGAGGTCAGGTCACTCGCCGCATCAATGAAGGCCATCCGCTTCGCGTCGTCCGGGATCCAGTCAACCATGAGGGTCGAGTCAGGCGGGAACCCCATAAAGCCGACACTCAGCCCGCGCCTCCAGGCGATCAGGCCGCCGCTGTCGTCGCGGTAGATGTTCGTGACGTCAGGAATGCAGAGATCAGAGAGAATGCCGTCGGTCATGCGCCAGCCCTCGCCAGTTCATGCAATCCGACCTTCATGCGGACCTCGGCCACGACCTTGGCGCGCACGGCGCCGTCGAACTCTTCGAGGTCGATGACGTGGCGCGAGTAGGCGGGGTTGTCGTGCCAGATTTTCACTTCGCGGAAAGGCGCGACAGGGATGCGCTCGGCCCGGTAGGGCGTCCCGCCTTCCCCTGTGAAGTCGAGGATGTAGACGCCCTCGCCGTCGTAGCGCGCGGCGGACTGAACCATCAGGAAGTCACCGGTGCGCAGCGTTGGCTGCATCACGTCGCCGCGGATTTGAAACGGGCGGATGGCGGGGTGTTGAAAGACGGCAGGGGTCATCGCGCCATCGCCTTTTCGGAGACGCCGTCCTGCTCGTAACGAGACCAGGCATAGGCCTTTAGGTGCAGCGCTTCAGCCTTAGTCAGGGCGTTGTAGATCGCGGTCGCGTCGGCCAGCCCGCTCGGCCGGTCCATGCCAATCCCGAAGCCCAGCCCACTATCGTGGAACGTGACCTGGCATCCGGTCTGCGCTTCAACCTGAGCGACCCAATCAGCCGCCCATGCCTGCCGCGCGGCCAGGTGTTCAGTTAGGGCCTCGACCTGATGACGATCCAACTGCGCGAAACGGTCGCTGAGCGCCTTAATCTCGGGGCGGTCGTCGCCGGCGCGGTGCAGGATGTCGGGGCCGAAAGCTGGGTTAAACAGCTTGAAGCGCATCCCCTGAGCGTAGGCTTCAAGGGCAAATTGTTCGGGATGGAAGCCTTCTAGTCCGACAGGCAGGCCGACCGCTGCTCGCATACCATCGCGCAGTTGAGCGCGGACCTCGGCGCGCCGATCCAGGTCGTTCTTCGTGACCGTGTAAGCGGTGCTGTCAGCATACACTCGGACCATCAGAGCGTCAGTGGACGGGGCGTACCAGCTCGGCTGTTCCCGCTGACGCTGAATGGCGAGGTGCTGACGCTGGAAATAGGCCTTAACCTCCTCTCGGTCCCAGTCGGACAGAGCGGCGAAAGCTGCAGCACACTTCTCCTCACCGGGGCCCGTGAACGTCAGTCCCTCGGTTTCCGCGTCCCAGTGGAAGCGAGCCCGCGTACCTGCCGTCGTTCCCTCAAGCCATCGCCGCGCGACAAATCGTACCGGCTCCGCGTCGGCCAACTCCTTAGACGCACCGGACAGGAAGGCGGCGTCTTGATAGAGGGCGATCAGCGCGCGGTCTTCGTACGAAGCGCTCATGAGGTGGGATAGGTAAGCCGGATTGTCCGGGCTGGCGCCTTTCCAATAGCGTCCGCCGAGGAAGCTCTTGATAAAGATGCGTCCCTTTTCGGCGATTTCACCGACAGTCGCGGCGCGGGTTTGCAGCAGCTTTTCGAGAGCATCGTCCACCGCCTGATCGGCGACTTCGACGCCCTCTTTATCGCCCGCCGCCTCGCGCTTGTCGCGGTGGTCACAGACTAGGCGCCAAGCTGCCACGGCGAGTTCGAATGGCGTTTTGTCGGCTGCTCGCACCGCGCGTGCGGCAGCGGTAACGGTGTCCTGGGTGGCGGTGGTGGCCGGAGCCAGATCGGCAGCGCTGGTCATTGGCGCGCTCCGATCCAGACGGCGTTGTCGTCGTACTCTTCCCGCGCAGCCAGCGTCGCCAAACGGGCGGTCGCTGCCATGTCCGGATCGGCGTTCCAGAAGAAGGCCGGCGCCATGACACCGCAGACCCGGCAGTGGACGGTGTCGTCGGTGAAGTCGACCGGCTCGCCTTTGACGTCGCGGATCACCGCCCCGTCGTCGTCGAACAGGAACTGCACCTCCGAACCTGCCGGATCGACGGACAGCTGTTCGGCCTCGCCGCAGCAGCGGCAGGGCTTCAGATCGGTCAGCGCGACGGGCGGCTGACGAAAAACTTGCTGTTGGGCATCGGCTAAAACAGCCGAGGGCCGCCGTGTATCTGCATGCGCCATGGACAAGCTCCATCAAAGAGGATGGAGCAATGATGCACGAATGCAACGAACCCGTCAATGCACGAATGCAACGCTAATCGTCAAATGGCGTGGGCATTGGCCTGGGCTGACGCATTCGCGCCTCGCGTGGCTGGTAGGAAGCTAGGACTACGCCCAGAATTTCGAACTGATATCGGTGGGCTTTTTCCTCATCCCCTGCTGCATCCGGGTCGAAATCTTGGGCTGGAAGGGCTCTGCATACCAGCTCTCGCCCCTCCCCCTCCGAAGACGGGCGGTACTCCCAAAGAGACAGCTGGTACTTGGACCCACCGAAAAAACTAACAATCCTCCGACACAAAAAAACGTCCTGATCGTATATCGTCTCCTCTTTGTGTGATCCCACAACAAGAAACGACCCTGCTTTATAGGACGGATCCGACACATCATCGGCAACCTCATAGATCGCAATCGATTTGCTTAACCAACTGGAGTCAAATAGCGAGATCGATCGCCCAGTCTGAGGTTTTTGCAGAAGGGTGTCACGCCAGGCACCCCACTCTACTGCGCCCGCAACGGGTATCGGCTCGCCGGTAACAAGCGCAAGGCGAGTGGCCGTCCTGCTAACATCGTCCAGCGTGCTCCAATATTCGTCGGCCGACTCGTTCCTCATCTTTAGTGCGAGCTGCATCAATTTCTGCAGGGTCGCCGAAGATGGCGTGAAGGGCGAGTCCTCGTCCAGTGCCCGGGTAAGCGTGCTGGGGGATAGACCGGCCTCACGAGCAGTTTGAGATGCTGACCACCCCTGTTGCTCCATGATGGACCGGATGATCTGCGCGGTCTGATCCCGCAATTCATTAGACATATAGGCCTCGCGTTGCAGCGGTGACGAAGATAGCGGCCCCGACAGCGTTGCGCTCGATGCAATCATGCACTATCGTTGCATTCATGCACGATCCCGTTGTCGCTTTCGAAGATGCCTGCAGGGCTCGAGGAGTGCCGCTTTTGGAGGCGCTCAAAGAGGCCAGCGTTGATCGCTCCACATGGTGGCGCTGGAAGTCTGGAAGAACTGGGCCTCGCCACGACACCCTTCAGCGCCTGCATGCGGGTCTTTCTAGGCTCGCGAATCCAGAAGGGGCGTCAGCCTGATGCAGCGCGCCCCTCGCCTTCTCCCGCTGCTCCTGCGCCAGACGCCACCACTTCGGGTCTCGCGTCTCCCTCGCGGCAACACTGCAAGCTCCCGCCGCAACTCCATGGCGGATCGCCCGCAAGATTTCTGCGGACGGCTCCGGTCCGCTGTTCGCCCTGTCCAACATCTCAACCTCCAATCCTGTGAGGCGACATTCGGCCAACGCCGGTCGTCCGTCACCTTGCACGCACAAGGCTCTTGGCAATGAACGACTTCTCTCCCGCTCTCCTGAAGGCGCACTTCGGCCAGTTGGTCGACGCTGTCGGCACGCAGGAAGCCGCCGCCGCATTCCTCGGCGTCAGCCGTCAGCGCGTCGGCCAGTTGATCAGCACGGCGAACAACGACCTGCCGACCTGGGGGCAGGTGTGGAAGCTGGAAAAGGTGACGGGACAATCGCTGGTCTTCGGCGCGTTCAGCCGCATGACGGCGGGCGAAGAGGCTCACACCGGCGCCCTAACCGCTGCAGTCGAAAGCACCGCGACGGCCACCCGCGCCCTTCAGGCCGTCCATGCGGCGAAAGCTGACGGCATCATCGAGCCGCACGAGGTTGAAGCTGTGCGGGATGCGGCGCGCGACAACCTGATCGCCGCCCAGCGCCAATACGACGAGAGCATGCGCTTGCGCTCGACTGCGGGAGCTGATGCATGATCCAGATCGACCGGATCACGACCTTCGACCGCGTCCGTCAGGCGGACCGAAAGCAGGTTGAAGCCCTGGCCGAAAGCATCCGCGAGGTCGGGCTGCTCAATCCCATCGCGGTGGCGCCGGATGGCGATGGCTATGCCCTGATCGCCGGGATGCACCGGCTGGAAGCCGCGCGCCTGCTCGGCTGGGCCGAAATCCCGGCCACCGTGCTGGCGTTGGATCAGCACCGCCGGATCATCGCCGAGTGCGACGAGAACCTGTGCGCGCCGTCCCTGACGCCCGCCGAACGCGCTGAGTTCACCCGTCGTCGGAAGGCTGCCTACGAGGCGCTGCACCCGGAGACCGTTCGGGAGGCGACGCTAAAGAGGGGCGAGAATCTCCCGAGTCGCCAAGTTGGCGAAACGGGACCAACTCCCCGCTTCACCGCCGATACCGCCGCCGCAACGGGCCAGTCCGAGCGGGCCGTTCAGCGCGACGCCGAGCGGGGCGAGAAGGTCTCTGACGAAGCGCTGGCGCTGATCAAGGGCACGCGCCTCGACACCGGTCGCTACCTCGACAGCATTAAGAACCTGTCGGCAGAGGATCAGGTGGCGAAGGTGGAGGCGGATCTGGCGCCGCCATCGGAAGCCGTCGAAAAACGGGACACGCCACCCGCTGAGCCTGCCGAGCCCATCGACCCCGCCGAAGCCAAGGCCCGGCGCGAAATCGCCCAGCTTCCCGACGAGGCCAAGGTCGACGAGATCGTCGGCCTACGGGCTGAAGTCATCGACCTGCGCAAAGCGGTCAAGGAACATAAGGCCAACATCGCCAAGCTGAAGACGCAGCTGAAAGGCCACGAGGGCGACAAGGACGACACGATCCGGGCGATGCAAAGGAAGCTCGATCACGCGAACAGCGAGATGTTCCGCGCGAAGGAAGACGCCGCCCGAGAGCTGCGCCGAAGCCACGTGCTGAAGAAGGAGAACGCGAAGCTCAAAGCCGAGATCGAGAACCAGGTGTTCCAGCTTTGAGCATCGTCGAGCGCATCAGAGCCCATGGCGGCGAGGTCGGAAGGGACCGCTGGAACGTCAGCCTCCGCAAGGGACGGCTGGACGCGACGGCGCTTGCCTGGATCGCGAAGCACAGGGCCCAGCTGATGCGCGAGATCTGGCCTGAATACGACGCCTTCGAAGAGCGCGCAGCCATCATCGAATACGACGGTGGTCTGCCACGAGCTGAGGCCGAGCGCGCCGCATACCGGGAGGTGTGCGGATGCTGACGTTCGTCGACGCCAAGGAGATCGCCCTGAGACCTTATCAGGGATCGGTGGTCGAGCGGTTGCGCGAGAAAATCCGGCAGCGCATCAAGCGCCTGATCCTGTGCGCCACAACGGGCGCCGGGAAGACGCTGATATCAGCCTATCTTATCAAGGAGGCGGCGAAGAAGGGCAGCTATGTGCTGTTCATCGTCGACCGCGTCGCACTGGTCGAGCAGACAAGCGCCGTCTTCGACGAGTACGGCATCCACCACGGCATCGTGCAAGGTATCCACCAACGGTGGGCGCCGCGCGAGAACGTGCAGGTCTGTTCGGCCCAGACGCTCGCCCGCCGCAGCCTGCCACGCGACCCCGACCTGATCGTCGTCGACGAAGCCCACTGTCAGTTCAAGGCCACGATCGAGTTCATGAACCGCTATCCCAACGCGGTGAAGATCGGTCTGACCGCAACGCCCTTCACCAAGGGGATGGGCCAGCACTGGGACGGCATGGTCAACGCGGTTTCGACCCGGGAGTTGATCAACGACGGGTTTCTGGTCGAGCCGAAAATCTACGTCGCCCGCAGCCCTGACGATACTGAACTGAGCCGGAACAGCTTCGGCGAATTCAGCGACAGGAGCGCCGCCTCGGCTGGGATCAAGATCGTCGGGGACGTGGTTCAGGAATGGATCGCCAAGACCCGCGAGCATTTCGGCGGGCCAGTGAAAACCATCGTCTTCAGCCCGACGGTCGAGCATGGCCGAGAGCTGTGCGCCGCCTTTGCGGCCGCCGGGTTCAACTTCCAGCAGATCAGCTATCTGGACGACGACGACGAACGCCTGGCGCGGATTGCCGAGTTCCGCCGTCTCGACAGCCTGATCCACGGCCTGATCTCCTGCGGCGTTCTGACTAAGGGGTTCGACGTGCCCGACGTGCGGGTTGGGATCTCCTGCAAGCCGTACCGCAAGAGCCTGTCCAGCCACATGCAGGAGATCGGCCGCGTGATGCGTTCGCATCCAGGCAAGGACGTAGCCCTTTGGCTCGACCATTCCGGCAATATCGAGCGGTTCGCCTTGGACATGTACGATGTCTGGGAGAACGGCGCCGGCGAACTGGACAAGGCCGAAAAGCGGGACAGCGTCGCCCGCGAGCGCAACGAGAAGGCCCGCGAGAAGGTAGTCTGCCCGGAATGCTCCGGTGCCCTGCGCGGCACGACCTGCACGGCCTGCGGCTGGGAGAAGCCAGCGCGTTCAGGCATCCAGGCTGTCGAGGGCGAACTGCGCGAGTTCGATGCGGGCGCAATGGACATGGAGGCACGCCCAGGCCTACGCGCCGAGTGCCTGAAGAACCCCAAGGCGGTCTACAATGCCGCCATCTGCTACAGCATCGACCAGAGCCGCCATGGCGACTGTGAGGCCGCCCGGAAGCGCGCCTGGGCGATTTGGAAAGGGATCTATCCCGGCAGTAAGCCGCCCTATCACTGGTTCAGCATGGCGCCAGTCGCGCCCGACGCTGGGGCGTATGCGCTGGCGGACCGCGAAGTTCTGCGCTTCCGCAAGCTGAACAAAACGCGGAGGGTGAAATGACCCTGTCGCTGACTGAAGCCCTGCATCAGGCCTGTGCGGTGGTGGGCATCGAGCCCCCCAAACGCCGCCTCTCCCCCGGCCATTGGGTGCGCACGGATACCAAGGGCAAGAACGGCCGGGACGACGCCGCCGTCCTGATCTTCGACGATGAGAATGGCGGCATGGTGTGGAATCACCAGACCGGCGCCAACCACCGCTTCAGCATTCTCGGATCGGGTCCGGTTCACCGCGATCCCGAGGTTGAGCGTCGCGCCCGCCGCCGAGAAGCGGCCCGTCTCGCCGAGCAACAGGAGGTCGAGCGCATCTGCGCGGCCATCGTGCGCGGCTGCCGGCAGGACAAGCATCCCTATCTGGAGAAGAAAGGCTTCCCAGATGAGTTGGGTCTGGTCTGCGACGTGCTCAGCAAGTTCTTCCCTGAGACGCCCTTCGGCGAAGCCCTGGCCAAGGCTCTGCCGGGCATCGGCCCCTTCCTGATCGTCCCCGGCCGCATCGGCGGCAAGGTTACGACGGTGCAGTTCATCACCGCCGACGGGGCGAAGAAGAACATCCTGCGCGGAGCCCAGGGCGGCGCCAGCCACCGGATAGCTTCTGGGCGCGATACGTGGGTGTGCGAGGGCATCGCCACGGCGATGAGCATCAGAGCCGCGCTGCGCCTTCTGGGCGTTTCTGCGACGGTCCTGAGCGCCTTCTCGGCATCCAACGTCGAGAAGGTGGCTGCGGCCATCCCCGGCGCTCGCATCGCGGCCGATCACGACGCTCCGAACGCGCATCTGGAAGGCAAGGGCGCCGGAGAGTTCTACGCACGACGCTCGGGCTGCGCCTGGGTTATGCCGCCTGCTATCGGTGACTTCAACGACATGCATGTGGAGCATGGCCTGCGCGCCGTCGCGCTCCATCTCAGGGAGGCGCTGGGATGAAGAGAGTATCGTCCAGGGCTGATCGCATCCGCGTCTTCCACGAGCGCCTTCGGTCTCTCGGGTTTGCCAGCTATCACGAATACCTCCGGAGCCCGCACTGGCACGATGTTCGTCGCCGATACTGGGCCAGCAAGCTTGCCAAGAAGGCCTGCTGCGCCGGATGCGGCGCAGGGACGGCGCTTGCGCTTCACCACAGGACTTACAAGCGGATCGGACAGGAACGCCTGATGGATCTGATTCTGGTCTGCCGGAGCTGTCATTCGGACATCCACGACTTCGAGGACCGGGTTGGGGCTCACCCTTGGCGTGCGACCAACAAGACCTTGCGGACCAAGCGCAAATCCCTCGGCCTTAGCGGGAGGGACGTCATCTGATGAAGCGAGCATCCCTCTCACGCTCAAAGAGAGAGGGGCCATTCCGACCGGTCGGTTTCGAGGAGAGACGGCGGCGGCGGATATGGGAAGGCCCACCGTGGGGCAGGAACCTGGGCAAGCGCAGTCCTAAAGAGAGAAGCGCGGTTCCCGGCGCGTCGCAATGGCGCCGACATAGTAGCTCTCAACGAGACGGGGGATGCGACCCCACCGTTTCGGCCCAAGGCGGCGGCCCGGCTCCGGCCAGCAAGACCACCACGGGCATGGGGACTAGCCGTCGGGGAGTAAATCCTCGGGGGCTAGTCGTCCCATGCCCGGACAACAACCCTCTCCATCCAGCAACTACCTTTCAGAAAGAGGAACAGTAGCGATGCAGCACGCGAACGACGAACCGCCTGACCGGAGCTTGTGATCTGATGGTCGAACGCATCTCCCTCGCTCAACAGCACGCCGTCAACGAGCAGCGGCGCATGGGGCGGACGGACCGTCAGGCCGAGAAGATCGTCGGTCTGCCGAGCGGCATCCTCTCTCGCCCCTTCATCGTGGTCGATGACCGCGACCCGCGCCCGCAGCGGGGCCCAGGCATCAGCCCCCGCACCCTTTACCGATACACCCTGTTCTGAAAGGCCCCTCCCCATGGGCAAAGCCACCAAACCCCGCCTCAACCCCCGATCCAAGGGCGGCCGCCCCCGTCAGCCGGGCGAGCGCACCAAGAGCGGACGCCTGAAGCACAGCCCGAACGAGCGCGTCCTGCAGATGCGGTCGGTCTTCGGCGTCGACCATATCGGTCAGGCGTTCTCACCCATCCAGATCGCGTTCAAGAACGGCTGGCTGTCAGAGGCCGACTGCCGGGCAGCGGCAGAGTTCGCATCGCTTCACGCCGCCGCCGGTATGGGCCGCAGCAGCATCAGCCTGTCGGCCGGCATGGAGGTGAAGCCCGGCGCAGATACCTCGGGAGACGTGACGGCCGCGTCGTTCTTCGCCACGCTGCCGGACCGCGAGGTCGCCGAGATCTGGGACGCCGTGTTCACCGACGACGGTGATCGCGCCCTGAACCGTGAAGAGGCGGCAGCCCGCGCCATGAAGCGCTGGAAGCTGGCCTGCGCCGCCATGACGCCGGAGCAGCGCGAGGAGGTCCATAACGTCTGCATCCTCGACAGTTTCCCGCAATGGATCATCCAGCGCGCTCACGGGCACATGGAAACGAGCTGGGAGAGGAAGCGCGACCTGCTGATCGGTGGTCTGCGCGCCGTGCGGGCAGAGCTTCATCCGCCTAGGGGAAAACCGGAGCAGCGGACAGTGGCGCCCGTCGCGTCGGTCTCGCCCGCGCGTGCCCAGGTCGAGCGCACGGTCTACGTGAGTGAGGATGGCGTGCCGTTGCTGGAGGTCGAGCGTGTCGTACGGCGTGGGGCGGGTTGACCAGCCGCCTCGAGATCGGAGAACATTACATGAACTTCAGAGTGAGTCGCCATGGTCCGTCTGTTCGATATCCCCGGCATCCCCGCTATCGAGAACCGCACCAGGCTCAACGCCCTCACAGGCGTCCGTGAGGATCACGATCTTGATCGGATGATCCTTGAGCTCATTGCAGAGGTGTTCGCGCTGAAGCCCGACTGCGACCCGTACGACGTGGGTTTTTATATTGAAGACGACGATAGCGACGAAGATGCCATAACGGCCTGGCGTCAGGATGGGTGGGATGTCACTGGTCCTGACGGCAACATTCTGGAATGCCTAGACAGGTTCGCCTGGAACTTGGCGGCGGCTGGTGAGGGGCTCACACAGCGCAGTATGATCGAGCTCGAGGCGCTTGCCTGGGGGGAGAGGGCTGCGGTCAAGCCAAAGACGGACCCTCGCGAAAGGACGCGGAACCAGCAATTCTTAAACTTCGGCGCTCGCCGTCGACGTGCGGCTTGACAGGCGGATGGAATAGGAAGATAAGCCTAGGAACAGATATGTCAGGGTGGCACGAAATCCTGACCGAGAGACCCCGGAGCATCGCGCGGCCGGGGTCTTTTCGTTTCGGGCTCCCTTAAGGGCGAGAGGACGGCAGGCTTAGGGTTGGGAGTTCCCAGGACGGTTGACGAACCGGACGACTCTGTTGAACGCTGCTACCTCAAATAGTGAGGCGCAATGTTCGAGATCGGCAAATCATACACCTTCCGCTTCAACGAAGACGGAGGCTGGACGCTATCGACCCTTAAGGTTGTTGGCGTAGATGGAGGGCTGCTCAAGCTGCGGCGCCACGGCCAAGCAGAGTTCATTCTCAACACCGCCTCAACCAGCTTTCACACGGCTGATCCCGTTGATCATGACGCCGATGAAGCTCCTTCCCCCATCCGCGTCGTTTTGACCGGCCAGGATGGCGAGAAGAGTGAATTGTTGATCGGCGGAAACTAGGCGCCTGCCCCGAGATATCCCGGCGAGCAAGGTCAGCGTCAGGCGCTCCGCTCGGACCGCCTGACGCTCTTCGAGTTATTTTTTACGCACCGGAATGGACGACGGTCGAGGCGATTGGCTGGGACGGTTGTTCCCGAACTGGCCAGGGTCGCTTCGCCGAGTTGGGGGCGGCGGTGGCGGTGGTGGCGACAGGGGGTTCTTAGCCATGAACGTTCCTGAAACAGAAGCTGCTATTGCGGCAGAGGTGGTTTACGAAGCGAACGGCGTTGTCTCAGACTTCATCGTCGCGCAAGCACAGGAGCGCCTTAGAGCGCTTCAAGTGGCAGCCCACGCGCTTGACCAGCGCGTGACACAGGTGGCGGCATTCCAGTTCGCCGCTGCCGCATTCGCCGCGGGGGCCGCGGCGTCAGATGCACTGCGGTTCTTCGCTAGTCTGAGTGCGATCGCTTTCGTCGTCGGCGGGGTAGTCGCTTTCCGAGGCATCCGATCTGACCCGATCCATCTGCCGGGCATTGCCTCGGCTTGGTGGAAGGGATCTCTCGCCGTCGATTCTTTCAAGATTGATACAGCACGCGCTTGGGCTGCTGGCGTTCTTCAGAACGCTATCGAACAGGTGGATAACGAGAACTGCGAGCGCGCTCGGCATCTGAACTTGAGCCTGAACTATGCCGTCGGCGGGGCTGTGCTGGTCGCCATCGGCTTCGCACTGAGGCTCTTCGGGTTGTCATAGGTCGCCGATGGCCCGTCGTCCTGACCACATCGCCTCCCAAGGCACCCAGCGCCTAAGGGGCCGCAGAGGCGTAGAGCAACGCAAGCGCCGCCTCGCCGCCGAGCCCCTGTGCAGGGACTGCATGGCCAAGGGGATCATCACCGCCTCGACGGTGCCCGACCACATCATCCCCCTGAGCCAGAACGGCCCAGACACTGACGACAACATCCGCTGCCTCTGCGCGGACTGCCACACCATCAGGACAAGAGAGCAGTTCGGCCACGCCCAGGTCAGCCCGGTCGGCGTCGACGGCCGCCCCCTCGATCCGAAGCACCCTTGGAACCGTTAATCCTCCGTATCTTCTCTAAACTCGGCTACCTCGCCAGGCAGCTCAAAGACGTATTTCAAGAACATCTCGGTGAACAACCGAAGAGGCTTGGCGTCGTCCTCAGTAAAGTCGTCAGGATCGTGTAGGGCCTCGTTGCCTTCAATCCGCACCCTATCAGCCCACGACCACATGTCGGGCGTGATGTGGTGGTTATTGTGCAGCCACTCTAAGCGCTTGAAGAAAGTTCCCTTGGGGATGCCCTCAAACGTCTTGGTGGCGATATCGAGCGCAGATCTGTACATCGCGACAGCGGCGTTCCAGCTGCGCCGTTGGTACGCATCTTCGCCTTCGAGGAATCTCTTCGCGACCGAAGCTGGCGTATGCAGCGGTGCCATCGGCTCGATGCGCTCTGGCCAGAAAGCAGTAACGTTGAACTCCGGCTCTATAACACCGTTGAACTCTCTTGGTTTTGAGCCGCGCCCCACATTGTCGTAGCATTCTAGCGTCACTGGAAGCCTGCACGCGCCGCAGGTGGCCGCGGCCACCCACGTTCGCGAGCCACGAGTATCATTCCATACGATTGAAAAGGTTGAGTGGTCCGCAGGGCAGTGCGGACAGCTTCTGACAAGGACGCCCATTATGAACTCCAATATCTTGCCTGCCGCCAAGGCAGAGCGGGCTATGCGTGGCATTGAGGCGACGACGCCGGGCGAGACGACGGCCAGAATCGTTCAGGCATTCAACCGCATGAATGGCCAAGGTGAGCAGAGAGCGTTTGTCGCTGCAATAGCTTCGCGGCTCGCAATGAGGATCTGCGAGCTAACCTGACCCATTGGGGGGGGCGGGGCAAAGTCTGGAGCCTTGGCCTCGGACACCGGCGGCCAAGGTGCATTCGCACTGAAAGCAGTTTCGAACTAAAAAGTTGGGAGCACCCCCGTAGGGGGTGATGCTGCATGAACGTAGTGCCGGGGACGGGCGACATCGTGCCGGAGCCGCACTGGCGCATGCTCCTGACGGACGATCTGGAGATCGCAGCAGCGGCCGAGCACTGGCGCCGCATCTCATCGGAGATGAAGGAGCGGGACATCCTGTCCCCCTCGAACGGTCATGCCGTTCAACGCCTCTGACGTGACCCCCTGAAACTCCTCCAAGAATAGCTAGAGTCCGCCCTAACGAAGGACGGACAGAATGAAGCGATCAAGGTTCACGGAAGAGCAGATCATCGGGATTCTGCGGGAGCAGGAGGCCGGCATGACGACGGCGGAGGTGTGTCGGCGTCACGGGGTCAGCTCGGCGACCTTTTACAAATGGAAGGCCAAGTTCGGCGGGCTCGACGTGTCGGAGGCTCGGCGGCTGAAGACGCTTGAAGACGAGAACGCCCGGCTCAAGCGAATGTTGGCGGACGCGATGCTGGACAACGTGGCCCTGAAGGACCTGCTGGGAAAAAAGTGGTGACGCCCGCCGGCTGGCGCGAGGCGGCTGGTCATCTGCAAGCCGCCTACGAGATGAGCGAAAGGCGGGCGTGCCGTGTTCTAGGCGTCGATCGGACGAGCGTACGCTATCAGGCGACGCGCCCGGACGACGGCGCCCTGCGCGACCGGCTGAGGGCCCTCGCCCAGGAGCGTCGCCGGTTCGGCTACCGCCGCCTGCACGTCCTACTGCGGCGCGAGGGCCATGCGGTCAACAAGAAGCGGGTTCAGAGGATCTATCGTGAGGAACGGCTGACGGTGCGCCGGCGCGGCGGGCGGAAGCGAGCAATGGGCACGCGGCGACCGCTGGACCTGCCGCTGGTGGCCAACCAGCGCTGGTCGCTGGACTTCGTCTCTGACCAGATGACGGACGGGCGGCGCTTCCGCATCCTGACGGTGATCGACAACTGCACCCGCGAGTGCCTGGCGTTGGTGGCCGACACCTCGCTGTCGGGCGCTCGGGTGGTGCGAGAGTTGGACGCCGTCATCCGGCAGCGGGGCCGACCCGACACCATCGTCAGCGACAACGGCACGGAATACACCTCGAACGCCGTCCTGGCGTGGGCCGACGACACCGGCGTCGGCTGGCATTACATCGCGCCAGGCAAGCCACAGCAGAACGGCTTCAATGAGAGCTTCAACGGGCGCCTGCGTGACGAATTGCTGAACGAGACGCTGTTCCGCTCCCTGCCGCATGCCCGCTCGGTGCTGGAGGCCTGGCGGCGTGACTACAATGAGCGGCGACCGCACTCGAAGCTCGGCTGGCTGACGCCGCAGGCCTACGCGCAAGCCCTTGCTGGAAACGCCGGGCGGCCTGCTGCGCTGGTTGACGGCTGCGCAGGCCGCCCTATTGCCAACCCAACCAATCTCTACCCAGATCAACCTCGGACTCTCGTTATGGCTGGATGAGAAACGGGGGTCACGTCACCTCGTGCTGTCCTACGTGATCTACGACCGCTGCTCGCGGGAGGTCGCTGAGAACGGCGCGGTGCTGAAGCCGAAACGTGGCAATCCGAAAGCCATCGCCCGCCTCAGCCCGCACTTCCAGGCGATGCGGGAGGCGGCGTCGGATGCGGCAGCGTTGGAGGCTGAACTTGGCCTGTCGCCGCGCCGTCGATCGGCAGCTGCGAAGGTCGTGAAGAAGGCGCGCGCTGCGCGAGCGTCTGATGCGTATCTCCGGCCCGTCGCCAAGTGACCCCACGTCCCGCTGGGCCTCGGATGTCCTGGCCGGGCGGATCATCGCTGGCGAGTTGGTCGGTCTGGCTGCGGAGCGCCATCTCAAAGACCTGAAGGACGGCGCGGCGCGAGGGCTTTACTTCGACGAGGCATCCGCCCAGCGGGTCATCAACTATTTTCCTTCCTGCTTGTCGATCACGGCCGGCGCTCATGAAGGCAAGCCGTTCAATCTGCTGCCGTGGCACGTGTTCACGGTCGGCTCGCTGTTTGGGTGGAAGAAGGAGAGCGGGCGGCTCCGTTTCCGCCAAGGCTGGCTAGAGACTGGCAAGGGTCAGGCCAAGTCGCCACTGATGGCGGGCATCGGCCTGTACATGGCCGGCTGGCACGGCGTGAAGCGCTCCGAGGTCTACGCCATCGGCCAGGACCGGGCGACGGCGAACGTGCTCTTTAAGGACGCGGTCGCCATGTGCCGCGCGAACCTTCCCGAGACGCCGGAGGACGAGACCGACAGCCTCGTCACGCGCGGCGAGGTGATCATCCGCGGCGAAGGCGACAACGCCTGGAAGATCGAGCACGCGGAGAGCGGGTCGAAGTTTCAGGCGCTGGCCAACGGCGACGCCATCTCGGGGCCCCGGCCGACGCTGGTGACGGCCGACGAGATTCACGAGTTCAAGACAGGGGTTCCAATCGAGACCTGGCGTCGGGCCATCGCAAAGATGCCGGGCGACGCCATGATGCTGCTGGGGACCAACACCCCGGCCACCACCCAGATCGTCGGCACATCGTACAGCGACTTCTTCCAGAAGGTGCTGAAAGGCGAGGTGCGGGACGACGAGGCGTTCGCCTTCATCGCCAGGGTAGATCAGGCCGACAGGGAGAACATTTTCGACAACCCGGCCGCCTGGGTGAAGGCGCTGCCGGCGCTGGGCGTCACCTTTCCGATGGAGAACATCGAGGGCGAGGTGAACACGGCGCGGGTGCTGCTCTCAACCGCCATGTCGGTGAAGCGCCTGTACTTTGGCATCCCGACCGGCGCCGTCGACTTCTGGATCGATGAGAGCGCCTGGGCTGCGGTTCAGGGTGTTGTCGATCCAGCCGAGTTCAAGGGCTGCCCCTGTTGGGCATCGCTGGACCTGTCGCAGAAGAACGACCTGACCGCCCTGACGGTGGTCTGGCTGAAGGATGGAAAGCTCTACGCCAAGACGTGGTACTGGACCACGAAGGCTGGCCTTGAGGATCGGGCCAAGAAGGACGGCGCGCCGTACGAGGAGTGGGTCGAGGCCGGTCATCTGACGGCCGTCCCTGGCGCGGTCATCGACAAGACATTCGTCGCCCAGCAGTTGGCCGAGATCGCCGCCGAGCATGATCTGCAGTTCCTGGCCTTCGACCCGGCGGGCATCGCGGACTTCATCGCCGCCTGCGACGAGATCGGCTTTCCGGTCTGGCGTTGGCAGGGGCCAGACAAGCCGGAAGGAACCGGCCTGAAACTGATCGCTCACGCGCAGGGGACGCGCGTCGTGTTCGAAGACCGGCAGCTCTGCATGCCTCGGTCGGTCGAGCGGCTTGAGGACTCCATCCTCGACAAGACGATCACCGTCGACAGTTCGCCGTTGACCTACATGTGCGCGGGCAACGCCCAGTTGATCAGCGACGGACAGAAGAACCGGGCCTTCGACAAGAAGGCGTCGCGGGGCCGGATCGACGGCCTCGTCACCCTGGCGATGGCGACCGGCGCCGCGCTCTATGCCGAGAAGAAGGAGGCGGGATGGAACGACTACCTCGCCAGCCTGGGGGTGCCGGCTTGATGCTACGGGCGCTCTGGCCGTTCGGCGCCAAGGGCGACACCCGTGAACGGCTGTCCCTGACCGAGCAGCGCAGCCGAGTCGGAGACATAGACGCGGGCGTGCCTGTCAACGAAACGACGGTGCTGAACCTTTCGGCGGCGTGGGCCTGCGTGAACCTTCTGGCCGGGACCATCGCGTCGTTGCCGCTGATGGTCTATCGCACCGACGCCAAGGGCGACCGGACCGTGGCCAAGGACCATCCGCTCTATCGGGTTCTGCACGACAGTCCGAACCTGGACCAGACTGCGATGGACTTCTTCGAAGGCGGCGTCGCTGCCCTCGAGCTGCGCGGCAACATGCACGCGCGGATCGGCAGGCTGGGCGACCGGATCGTCAGCCTGTCACCCATCGTCAGGCCATCGGTTCGCCGCACGTCAGGGGGCACCCTGCGCTACACCTGGAGCGAGGACGGCAAGCATTACGACGAACCGGCCGAGAACATCCTGCACGTCCGTGGTTTCGGTGGATCGCCGCTCGGCGGCCTATCGACCATCGCCTTCGGACGGCAGGTCTTCGGCGTCTCATCCGCCGCGCACCTGAGCGCGGCCCGCACCTTCAGAAACGGCGCACGCCCGGGCATCATCCTGTCCTTCAAGGACTGGCTGAAGAAGGAGCAGCGCGACCCGCTTGAGAAGGCGCTGGAGGAAAAGTTCACCGGCGCTGTCAATGCCGGGCGCCCCTTTGTCGCCGAGGGCGGATCAACCGTTCAGACGCTAGGCTTCTCGCCGGAAGACACCCAGCTCTTGGCATCGCGCGGCTTCGGTGTTGAGGAGGTCTGTCGGTTCTTTGGCGTGCCGCCGCACATGGTCGGACACACCGAGAAATCGACCAGCTGGGGCACCGGCCTGAAGGACCAGACCGAAGGCTTCGTAAAGTTCGCCCTGCGCAAGCGCCTGAAGCGCATCGAGCAGGCCATCATGAAGCAGTTGCTGACCCCGGCGGACCGCGCGGCCGGCATCGTCGTCGAGTTCAATCTCGAGGGCCTGCTGCGCGGAGACAGCGAGGGGCGAGCAGCCTTCTACGAGTCCGGTCTGCGCAACGGCTGGACAACCATCAACGAAGTGCGCCGCCGTGAGGGACTGCCCCCGGTGGAAGGCGGCGACGTCCCTCGCATGCAGATGCAGAACGTCCCCATCACCATGCAGATGCCAGGCAAGCCGATTGGCGAGATGCCGGCGCTGTCGGCCGACTAGGAGGCCTCCCCAGATGCAGACCAAGGACTTCGACCTCGACCTCAAGGAGGTCGGGGATGACGGCACGTTCGCGGGCTATGGCTCGATTTTCGGCAACGCTGACAGCTACGGCGAGATCGTCGAGCCGGGTGCTTTCGCCGCCAGCCTGCGCGCGCACGCCAAGGCCAAGACCATGCCGATGATGCTGTGGCAGCACGACACCTGGCAGCCCATCGGCGTCTGGACGCTTATGGAAGAAGACCAGCGTGGCCTTCGTTGCGAGGGCCGCCTCCTCCTAGGCGTCAAACAGGCCGACGAGGCGCACATCATGCTGAAGGCAGGCGCCATCCGTGGCCTGTCGATCGGCTACCGCGAACTGGCCGCCGAGCCTGACGGCAATAACCGGCGCCTGAAGAAGCTGGACCTGCGCGAAGTCAGCATCGTGTCGTTTCCGGCGAACGACAAGGCGACCGTGACGTCCGTGAAGACGGAACGCGCCGCCGAGTTCGTGCGCCGCCTGCGCGAGGGCGAGCCGCCCAGCACCAAAGAATTCGAGGACATCCTGGGTGATCTAGGGGTCCCGAAAGCCCTGCGGGCAGGCATCGCCTCCCATGGGTACGCCAAGGCCATCCGGAGCGAGTCCGGGGGCATCGATCCAGCCGTCAAATCAGCCATGACCGACCTGCGGGCGGCGCTGGACGGCTTCCTCAATCCCCGGACCTGATGGAGACCCCAATGTCCGAAGCTCAAGAAATGGAAACCCTCGTCAAGGACCTGAAGCAGGCCGCTGACGATGTGAAGAAGGTCGCGGAGACCACCCAGACCGAGGTCAAGAACCTGGGCAAGGTGACCGAAGAGACCAAGCAGAAGGCCGACGATGCGCTGGTCAAGCACAACGAGATCAGCGAGCGCCTGTCGGTCATCGAACAGAAGATGACCCAGCCCGAAGGCCGCGACGACGAACGCCATAAGTCGGCCGGCCAGATGGTCGCCGAGAGCGACGAGCTGAAGAGCTTCATCGCCGGCGGCGGCAAGGGACGGATCAGCATCGCGGTCAAGGCGATCATCTCGTCCCTGACGACCGACGCCAACGGTTCGGCGGGCGACCTGATCGTGCCGCAGCGCGTGGACGGCATCATCACGCCCGCCCAGCGCCGCATGACCATCCGCGACCTGCTGACGCCGGGGAACACCGCCTCGAACGCCATCCAGTACGTCAAGGAAACCGGGTTCACGAACAGCGCGGCGACCGTGTCGGAAACCTCGGGAGCCACCAAGCCGCAGTCGGAGATCAAGTTCGACATCGTCACCACGCCCGTCACCACCATCGCTCACTGGGTGCTGGCGACGAAGCAGATCCTGGACGACGTGCCGCAACTTCGCTCCTACATTGACGGGCGCCTGCGCTACGGCCTGGAGTACGTCGAAGAGGGCCAGATGCTGAACGGCGGCGGCACCGGCACCGACCTGAACGGCATCTACACGCAGGCCACGCCGTACTCGGCTCCGACCACCCTGCCGGCGCCCGTGACCAGCATCGACGTTCTGCGCCTGGCGATGCTGCAGGCTTTCCTGGCCGAGTTGCCCCCGACCGGTCACGTCCTGCACCCGACCAACTGGGCCGAGATCGAGCTGGTCAAGGACACGACCGGCCGGCACATCATCGGCAACCCGGTCAACGGAGGCCCGTCCACCCTGTGGCGCCTGCCGGTGGTCGAGACCCCTGCCATGACCGTCGGCAAGTTCCTGACGGGCGCCTTCAAGCTGGGCGCGCAGATCTTCGACCGGGAAGAAGCCAACGTCGAGATCTCGACCGAGGACAGCGACAACTTCCGCAAGAACCTGGTCACGATCCGCGCCGAGGAACGTCTGGCCCTGGCCGTCTACCGCCCGGAAGCCTTCATCAAGGGCGACCTAGCTGCGGCCATCACCGCTTCGACCGCCACCGGCGGATGATGCTGAGCGCCCCGGCTTCGGCCGGGGCCTCTTTTCCCGAGCGGCCGATCAGCGGCCGTTCCGGCAAGGAGAACACCGATGAAACTCTATGCTCTCGATACCGTGCAGATCACGTCCGTGAAATCGCCCGACCCTTTGCTGGCCGGCGAGGCGTTCGAAATCGACGACGAGGCCGTCGCCAAGCAGTTGATCGACCGTGGGCTGGCCAGTGAGAAGGCGCCCGGCGAGAAGGCCGCGCCGCCGCCGAAAAACAAAGCTGAACCCGCGCCCTCCAACAAGGCCGAATCGAAGCCCCAGAACAAGGCGGACGCCTGATGCTGGACGTCGTCGTCCTCACGGTTGGCCCGCTCTTCGACCTGGCCGAGGCCAAGCAGCACCTGCGCGTCGACCATGATGACGACGACACCCTGATCGAGGGCTACGCCGATGCGGCCGTGTTGTCCTGCCTGGACTTCTGCGACCGCAAGCTGGTTCCGCAGGGCGCCGAGCCTGCGTTCAAGGCGGCAGCACTGCTGACGCTGGGCGGGCTCTACAACTCGCGGGAATCGGTCATCGCTGGCGCCACCGTGGCCCTGAACCCCACGGTCGAGGCCTTGCTGCGGCCCTACCGCATCATCCGCGTCTAAGGAGACCCGCCATGCGCGTTCGCTTCACTGAGCCCTACGATTACACGCCGAGCGAAGAGCCCCGCGTGCTGATCGCTTTCTCTCCGACTGGCGGGGCCGAAAAGGACGGTGCCTACACCGTCCGCCGGGAATGCGGCGAAGCTGCCGTGAAGGTGGGCAAGGCGGTCGAGATCGCTCCGGACCCGCTCGACCACGACGGCGACGGCCGCAAGGGCGGGTCGCTGCCGAAGGTGAAGAAGACCGATGCCGAAGCCTAAGGGCGCGGGCGACCTTCGCCATCGGGTGAAGTTCCAGCGGCGGCCGATCGACGGCGACGACGGCTACGGCAACCCCGAAGGTGACTTCGCCGACCTGGGCATTGTGCGGTCGGCCAGCCTGACCCCGACGCGCGGCGGCGAGGACGTTCAGGCGGGACGCGTTACCGGAAAGGCGTCGTGGGACTGCTGGGTCAGGAACGACAGCGGCACGCGCCAGATCACCACGAGCGACCGCGTGGTGGACGCTCGCGACCCGAGCCGCATCTTCAACATCCGCTTCATCGGCGACATGGACGGCGACCGCACGTGGTTGCTGATGCAACTGGAGAGCGGGGTCGCGACGTGAGCGAGGACATCGAGGGGCTTAACCGCCTGATGGCCCGGTTCGCCGCGATGCCGGCAAATGTGCGCAAGCGGGCCGGCCAGCAGGCGTTCATGGGCGCTGAGGACATGGTCGCGACGATGAAGTCCATCGCCCCGCGCGACGACGGCGAGGACGGCGACCAGAAGCTGGTGGATCATATCTACCAGGAGGAAGGGCGGCTCGGAGACATCTCCTACGTCGTCATCAGCGACGCCAAGGACAGCAAAGGACGGCCGAAAGCTCCGCGTGTCGAGCTGGGGCACGTCGCGGAGGATGGAACGCAGGTGCCGGCCGTGCCCCACTTCTACCCGGTCGTCCGGACCTTGGGCCCGAAGATCAAGCGCCGTATCGCCAGCGCCGTGTCGCGGGAGCTTCGCAAGAAATGATCGACGGACAACTGGAGCTGCAGGGCGCCATCAACGCCACGGTGCGCGGATCGGCCGTCATGGACGGGCTGATCGGCAAGCGCATCTATGACCAGGTCCCGGCGGACGAGACCGGGCGGGTTTCAGACGACCTCTTCCCATATGTGTCGTTCGGCCCGATGACCTCTGGCGACGACGGCGACCAATGCCACGACCTGGTGTCGATCTCCGTCCAGCTGGACTGCTGGTCGCGCGCTGTGGGCTGGCCCGAAGTAAAGCGGATCGCAGCGGCCTTGGTGAAGCTGCTGAACGACAAGATCGCGGTGCCCGGCTTCACCGTCGTCATTCACGAAGTGGAGCGGGTGCTTTCGACCCGTGAGGCGGACCGGCGGACCAGCCGTGTGGCCATCCACCTTCGCTACCGGCTGGCGCCCCGCGCCTGATCCCCGAGCAACCGCTCAACCCTGAACCGCCCCTGACCGGGCGGCGCTTTCACATGGAGAACCGCTATGGCGGAACCTGAATACGTTGAGGTCGTCTCGGGCGAGTCGATCCTTGTCCAAATCGGCAATGGCGCTGACCCCGAGGTCTTCGCGCACGATTGCATGATCAACGGCTCGCGCTCTTTCGAGCGTACTGCGTCAGTGACCGAGCAGAGCATTCCCCGCTGCGACGACCCTTCCCAACCCGACAAGATCGTGCGCCGTGTCGACAGCACCGACAGCACCATCGGCGGCAACTTCAAGGTCCACGCCTCTTCTATGCTGGCCTGGATGCAGCGCGTCGGACAGACGGTGAACGTGCGTGTTCGTCAGGCTGGCGTGTGGCGCGTCGCCGGCGCCTACATCCTGCAATCGTTCAGCGTTGAGGCTGAGGCTCGGGGCTACGCCACCGGCTCGATGAACATGGTGCAGGCTGACGAGCCGACCATCGGCGCGGACGTTCCGTAATGAGCCGCTCCGCCAAGGCCCGCGCCCCATTCGGCGACAGCGTTTATGACTTCCGGCTGACCATCGGCCAGTTGGAGGAGTTGCAGGAACTGACCGATGCCGGGCCGGAGGAGATCTTTCAAAGGATCTCTGAGGGTCGCTGGCGGCTGGCGGACCTGCGCCAAACGCTTCGCCTGGCGTTGATCGGCGGCGGCGTCGATCAGTTCAAGGCGCTGGGCCTGGTCGAGCGCTACGCCGGGCCGGGAGACTTCCTGGCCTTGAAGCCGCTGTGCCTGTCCATCATCGCCGCCGCTCTGGTGGGCGCTCCTGACGAAGACAAACCGAAGGGGGAGATGGAGGGGGAGACGAACCGCTCCCCCGACGAAAGCTCCGGTTCGGAAACTTCTACGCGATCGGCGGCGCCATCGGCCTCTCGCCCGAAGCGGTCGCGCAAACCTCGATCTGGAGACTGATGCGAGCCTATGACGGCTGGTTGAAGGCTCAGGGCGCGGAGAGCAAGGAAGGCCCGCCGTCCGATGCCGAGTTTGAGGCGGCCGTGAAGGCGGCGCGGGGATAGGCCTTCCCCGAGGGCGGCTGCCAAAATATGCTCCTGCGAATGAGCGGGAGGGTTCCTTGAAAAAGATCGCGATCTTGTCGTTGGCTTTTCTCGCAGGTTGCGGCTCGGCGCTGGACATCCGCGACGCGAAAGAGGCCGTGAAAGACACGCTTCGAGACCCGGGGTCTGCAGAGTTTAGGCACGTAAGAGTGGTTCGGCAGGATGGGCAGCCACGAGTGGTCTGCGGAGAGTTCAACGGCAAGAACGCTTTCGGCGGGTACGTTGGCTTTCGCGACTTCTATTATCGAGACGGTTATCTGCGCGTGGGCAGTGAGGTCGGCGATGCCTCGCGCTCACTAGCGGAGATCGAGGACAGCACGAGATTCATTCGTGAGCACGCGCGGCTGTGTTTGGGGCTGGATGTGCAGCCGTAAGCGGCAGGCAGTCTGAAGGTGTAACGGGCGGTTCTTTCGGAGCCGCCCTTTTTCATGGGCGGTGTGCATGGCCGAAGAGATTGATCGGCTGCTGGTTCGCATTGAGGCGAACGCGACGCAGTTCGAAGCGACCATCAAGAAGATGAACCGCTCGCTCCATGGCGCCCAGGCTGAGACCCGGCGATCCATGGCGGAAATCCAGAAGAGCGTCGATGGCGCATCGATGGGCATCCGTCGCTCGGCGCTGATGGCGACCTCAGCCCTGGCGGCCCTCGGTGTCAGCTTTGGCGCTGCCCAGCTGGTCAAGGACTTCCGGGAGGGCGAAGAGGCCGCCAAGCGGCTGGAAGCCGTTTTGAAGACGACGGGCCACGCCGCCGGCCTGACTTACGGGCAGATCGCGTCCTGGGCGCGAGAGCTGGAAGAAGAGACTGGGCGCTCGGCCACTGAAATCCAGAACGCAGCGGCGCAGCTGGCAACCTTCACCTCAATCGGCCGGAGAGAGTTCACCGAGGCCATTGAGGTCGCCAATGACATGGCGGCCGTATTCGGCGGCGATCTGAAATCCAATCTGGACGCTGTGGCGCGGGCGCTGGACGATCCCATCGAAGGCTTCGCCAATCTGCGGAAGCGCGGGTTCGCGCTGACCGACGCAGAACTGAAGCGCGCCGAGGCGCATATGAAGGCCGGTCGCAGCGCCGAAGCGCAACAGGTCGTTTTGAAGAACCTGTCGTCTCAGGTCGACGGCACTGCCAAGGCCGTCAACACCGGTCTGACGAAATCCCTGAACGACCTTCAGCGTCAGGCGGGAGACACATTCAAGCAGATGGCCGATCAGCGGGGAACAGCCGCCGCTATCGCCGCCGTCGACCTGGCGACGAAGGGCCTCGGGTTCCTCGGCGACAATATGGATACGGTGCTGGATGCCGCCCAGGCGCTGGCTGTATTCCTCGCGACCCGTTACGCGGCCAGCGTCGGGATCGCGACGGCGGCGCAGCTTGCAAATGCAGCCTCGCTTGTGCGGACAAAGGGGGCTGTGGACGCTCTGTCGGCCGCTATGGCCAAGAACCCCTTTGGCCTGGCCGCCCTCGCCGTCGCCGGTTTGGTGACCGGCCTCGTGATGCTGGCGAAGGCCCAGTCTACGGCAGAGATCACCGCGAAGGCCCACGCCAAGGCGCAGGCGGAAATAGCGCCTGCCACCAGCCAGTTGGAGAAGCTGGTCCGGAAACTGGCCGCCGCGAATGATGAAGAGACGGCGAGCATTCGCCGGAAGATAGACGCCCTGCTCGCCGAGGAGCGGCTCAAGGCGCAGATGAAGCGGAACGCCTATCTGGAGGCGAAGGCTGAAGTCGCGTCGAAGCCCGTCACGACCTATTCGCAATCGCTTTCGATGGGCGGCATCCCGGCGGGCTTCTCACTCTTGCCTGAGGAGCAGCGGCCCACTCAGGTCGGCCCGAACGGCAACCCGATTGATACCGTCCAGGAGACGACGGACCTCAAGCGCCTGCGTATTGAGGCAGAGGAAGCCGAAAAGGCCTATCGTGCGCTGGCCGAAACGGCGCAGGAGACCGTCGTCCAGGCGACGACGCCGCTCGAGTACACTGACAAGGACGAGGCCAAGAACGCCAAGGCGGCTGAACAACGGCGGCGCTTGCTGGAGGACCTGAAGGCCCAGACGGCGCTGGAGGTGGCGCAGCTGGGCGAACAGGTCGCGCAGGTCCGCGAACTGGAGCGTCAGGCCGAGATCACGGCCCGTATCCGCCAGCTGGAGGACGCCGGGTTCAGCAAGGCGCAGGCGCGCGCCGAGTCCGCCAAGGTTCAGACCCAGCTGGACAAGGCCCGCGAAGCGGCCATGGAACGCGAAGAGGGTCTGCTGAAGCGCAGTTGGGACCTGGACATCGCGCGTCTGGACGAAAGCTGGGACACCGTTCGGGCGATTGAAGAAGAGGTCGAGAAACGCGAACTGATCGCTGCGCTGGCGAAGGTGACGGCCGACGAGACGAGCGCCATCGCCAAGGCTGAGAGCATGCTCGCCGCCATCCAGACGGCCCGCGTCGACGCTGCGAAGCGCGGTCTGGACCTCGCCCGCGAGGAGCACCGCTTGGCCGTCGCCCAGCTGAGCGGCAATCGCGCCCTGACCAAGGAGCTTCAGGATCAGGCCGCCATCCGCGAGCGGACGAAGGCCTATCAGGCCGAGGGCTACGGCCTCAGCCCGACCGAGGCGGAGCGCCGGGCGACCGACGAAGTGACGCGCGAGCGGAAGGCGGCGACCTATGGCGAGCACCGCGAGTTGTTCGCCTCGGCGTTCAGCGACGGCATCCGCGCGGCCATGGCGGGCGACCTTCAGGGCTTCTTGTCCAACCAGTTCGGCAACTTCGCCGACACGATGATGCAGAAGGCCGGGGAACAGCTTTTCGACAGCATCTTCGGCGGCGTCGACGCGGTGGCCGAGGGAGCGTCTCAAGGCGCTGCGATGGCGGCGACGGTCACGCCTGCCATCACAGGCGCCGGCGCGGCGGCCGGGGCGTCGATGGCCGCGTCGATCACGGCGGCCGGGGCAGCGGCCGGAGCCTCGATGGCGGCGGCGATCGCAGGAGCCAACATCACCAAGTTCCCGCTGTTCGATCAGGGCGGCTACACCGGTCCAGGCGGTATGAAGCAGGCGGCAGGCATCGTCCACAAGGGCGAGGTGGTCTTCAGCCAGAAAGACGTCGCCCGTCACGGCGGCCCGGGGGCCGTTGAAGCCCTGCGGCGCGGGATGCCGGGTTATGCGCAAGGCGGCGTAGTCGGGCGGTCGGTGATCCCCGGCGTCAATGCGGCCGTCAATCGGATGAGCGGCGCCAGCCAGGTCCAGCAGCAACCCGTCATCATCAAGATGGCCGTCGAAGAAGGCGCGCTGTTCCAGCCCACGATCGAGGCGGTTTCTGGCCGCGTCGCCATCCAGACCACGACCATGGGCGTCGCCACCGTCCAGGACCAACAGCGCACGAACGCGATGCGCCGCAGACAGAGCCTCGTCGGATGATCGAACTTCCCGCCTGCCCTCCGATCAAGGAGGCGGTCCCGCGCTACGTCAGCTTCGGCGTCGATCAGGATCCGATCCTGGGCGGCCCGCAGTCGAAGGTGCTGCGCATGGGGGATCGCTGGGCCATCGACGTGGAGACCTATCCGGCAGAGTACGCCGAGCACGGGATGAAGTACCTGTCGCGGCTGGTCCGGGGCCTGAAGGAGACGGTTCGGCTGGCCTTCCCCGAGCCGGGCGTGAAGCCCCGGTCGTATGGGGCGCCGGTCGTCGCCTCTGCCGGATCGTCAGGCACGGTGCTGCCGGTCAGCGGCCTGATCCCCGGCGACGTGATCAAGGAGGGGAAGTTCTTCTCCATGATCATCGGCGGCGAGTCCTACCTCTATCAGGTCGCGGTCGCGGACGTGGTCGTCAGCGCTGGCGGCACGGCGACCCTGCAGATCGAGCCGATGCTGCGGCGCCAGCCGCCAGCCGGAACCGCCCTGGATTTCGAGGCCAAGATCGAGGGCTTCGTGCAGGGCAATGAGCAAGCCTGGAACACGAGCCGGTCGAAGTACCTGCCGTTCCGCTTCACCATCAAGGAGCGCGCGTAGACAGATGACGGATCAGATGACAATGGTTGGCTGGGGGAAAGCCTTGACGCCAACCGACTATAAAACGCTCGAGGGCCAGCGCATCCAAGGCCTCATGGCGGCAGTCGCTGCACTGCCTGGCGCGGCTCTGGTCGCAACAGGACCGCAGGGCGCGCCGTTCTTCGCGGCTGCTCTGGTAGCAATTGCCGCGTCCTTCATGTTCTGGATTTTGACCGACAACATCTACCACTACTCCACCGTGCGCCCTCGGGATCCGGGTGAATGGGACCGCCTGGTCCGCGCGGGCTTCCGCTACCAATGGTCGTGCGTCGGGTACGGCGCTGCGTCGATCATGCTGAGCATGTTTGGCTTCGCTGGCCAGCACACTGGGATTGTTGGTCCTTTGTCGGTCGCGACCGGTTTCGTCCTTGCACTGGGCTTCTTCGTCATCGCGATCTCGCATGTCGTCTGGTCTTCCCATGAGCGAAACCAGATTGGGAATCAGGTGCGAGCTGCCGCCCAGGCCAACCGCACCGCCTAACCACATCACATCATCAGCCTGACGCCTCGTTCGCGGGGCGCTCCGCCGTGTCTGAACGGAGGACTGCATGTCCATGTCTCCGGCCATGCTGGCCGCGCTCCAGTCCCGCAATCCGCTGCTGGTCCACCTGCTGAAGATCGAACTGCCCTCTAAGACGATCCGGCTGGTGGATGGCTCAGGCTTCGTGCTGTGGGGCGGGGAGTCGTACACGGCCGAGGACGCGGACTTCGGCAAGATCGCGGGCTTCGGCGAGTTCACCGAGGCTGAGGGGACCGAGGCGCCCCGTCAGACGGTGCAACTGCTCCCAACCGGCAACGCCGCCATCGCCGCCCTGACCGCGCCCAACGCCCAGGGCTCGTCCGTCACCATCTACGCCGCCGCCATCGATCGGCAGACGGGCCAGGTCATTGGCGAACCGGACGTCCGCTTTGTCGGTGAGTTGGACGACGCCGGGTTCAACCATGCTCAGAACTCGTCGCTGCTGGAACTGGAACTGGCGACGATCTGGGAGCGCCTGTTCGACGACAACGAGGGGCATCGTTGGAACGACGCCTTCTGGACGTACCTGTTCGGCTCGGGCGCCCGCGCCTTCCAGCACGTCACCAACGCCGGCCAGAAGATGTTCTGGGGCTACAACGGCCCGTCCTCGGGTTCGGGCGGATCATACGGCGGCGGCAACGGCTCCATCGGCGGCGGCAACGACCACGCGAGATACGACCAAGTATGACAGAGCTAGAACTGCGGGTGGCCGCCACGAACGCCACCTTCGCCCGTTTCAACGGCCAGACGTTCGTTCTCGGGTCGATGGACTGCGCCCGTATGGCGGCGTTTCACCTGAAGCAGATGGGGTTCAAGCCCTCGCTGCTGAAGGGCGGAGCCTACAGCACGCCCGTTGGCGCCCGCCGCGCCCTGAAGAAGTTGGGCGTGTCCTCGCTGGCCGAGATCATGGACCAGCACTTTCCCCGCTGGAACGCCCGAGCCGAGGCCCGCACCGGAGATATCTGCTGCGTCCCCGGCCTCGGCGGCATGGGAGACGCCATGCAGATCGTCCTGCACCGCAACCACGTCTTCGGGCCGCACGAGGGCGTCTTCGCCGAACTCGTCGCCATTGAACCCGGCATCGCCTGGAGGGTCGTTTAATGCCCGAGCCCATCAGCGCCACCGTCGCCTTCGTCACGGCCGCCTACTCTTCCGCCGTGGCCGCGACTGCAACGGTCCTGGGTGCGATGGGCACGGTTGGAGCTCTGGGCATGGGCGGCACCTATGCGCTGGCCGGCGCCATCGTTAAGGGCGGCGTGATGCTCGGCTTGTCCGCAGCCTCTGCGGCGCTGCTGCGTCCCAACACGCCGTCCAGCGGCACCACGCTCGACTTCAAGCCCGACCCCAAGGCTCCCATCCGAGGCGCGATGGGTTACACGGCGCTGGGCGGCAACAAGGTGTTCCAGGCGACGTGGGGCTACAAGCGTGTCGCCATGTCATTGGGCGTGGCGCTGTCGCTCGGCCCGATCGATCAGGTCCCGCGCTTTGAGGCGGACGGCGCGACCGTCACATTCAGCGGCCCGCAGAACGAGGCGACCGGCTTCTACGCGGCCGACATGTGGCAGCGGACGACGCTGGGCCTGCCCGGCGATGCGGCCCTGCTGCCTCCGACGGGCCTGAAGTACGGCAACCCCGGCCTGACGGGCTGGGGCACGCAGCACGCGGCGCCGCAGACCGCATTCTCCTTCTGGACGATGGTGCTGGCGAAGAACCCGGAGGACCGGGACGTCTTCACCAACGGCGTCCCCGATCCGCGCTGGATCGGCCGCTGGATGAAGCTGTGGGACCCGCGCAAGGATTCGACCTATCCGGGCGGCAGCGGCCCCCAGCGCCGGGATGACTGGCGCACGTGGGAGTGGAGCGAAAGCCCCTATGTCCACGCGCTGGCCTGGTGCCGGGGTCACTACAAGCTGAACCTGGACGGCACGATCGACCGCACGAAGCGGATCGCGGGCATCGGGGCGCCTGACGCCGCGATCGATATCCCGGCCTTCGTCGAGGGCATGAACGTCGCCCAGGCCAACAACTGGACGATCTCGGGCGAGTGGTCGACGTCGGACGGCAAGTTCCAGACCCTGCTGGCCATGCTTCAGGCCGGCGGCGGAGAGCCGATCAGCCGCGGCGCGCAGATCAGCGTCGTGGTCAACGCCCCGCGCGTCGCCACCTACTCCTACACCCGGGACGACCTGATCGGGCAGGCCGAGATCCGGCCGCTGACGCCGCGCCGCGAGCGCAAGAACACCATTGTCCCGCGCTACAAGTCGGAGGCGAACGGCTGGCAGTACGTCCCGGCCGGCGAGGTCACGTCGTCCGTCTATCGCGATGAGGACCGGGGCGAGCCGCGCTCTCTGGAGATCGAGTACACCCACGTCCGCAACGCCAAGCAGGCGGGGCAGCTGGCCGCCTATGACCTGGCGAACCTGCGCGAGGGCCTGACGGCGACTTTGCCGTCCAAGGTTCACCTGATGCACGTCCATCCGGGCGACTGCATCACGGTGGACGTGCCTGAGCTGGCGCTGGCCGGTCAGAAGTTCGTCGTCCGCCGCGCCACGGTGAACCACCAGGCCGCGAGCGTGACGCTGGAGCTGCGTTCAGAGAGCGACGGCAAGCACGCCTGGGCTCTGGGGCAGGCTGCGCAACCGGCGCCGTCGCCCAGCCTGTCGGCCGTCGATCCCAAGTACGTCCCGCCGCCCGCGCCTGAAGACTGGACGGTCGTGCCCAAGCCGCCGGGTGGAGGCGGGATCTCGCAGCCGATCGTCATCATCGAACTGCCGATCGAGACGACGGACATTGTCGCGGTCATCATCAAGCACGGGCCGAGCGCGGCGGGGCCATGGACGGATGGCTATGAGGGCTCACCTCGACCCGACGGCCGTTATGAGGTCGCCGGACTGACGCCGGGGCAGACCTACTGCTTCTCGCTCCAGTTCATGGCGAAGAACGGCGCCAAGAGTGAACCGGACAGCAAGTGCGGAATCGTCGCGGGCGATCTGACGGCCGGCAACGTCATTCCTACCGCCCCGACCATCGTCAGCATCAGGAACGACATAGAGGCGGCCTTCGGCGACATCTTCGACGTATCGGAGCTGCTCGCCGATGCCCGGACCCAGCTGGACGCCCAGGGCGCGGAGATCGCAGCGGCGCGGGCAGGGGAGGCCAACCTCAGTGCCCGGATCGCCGGTGTGAACCAGGCCCGCATCGACGGCGACGAGGCCAACGCCCTGGCTATCAGCGGCGTCGCGGCTCGGACGGCCAACACCGAGGCCGATATCATCGACCTTGAGAACGCCCTGGCAAATGAGACGACGGCACGGGCGGAGGCGGTTCAGCAGGTCACTGCTCGGCAAAGGGCAGCGCCGAACCTGCTGCCACCCATTCGCGCTTGGCCCTTCTTCGGAGGGGCTTGGGTCGATGACAACTACCCGACCCTCGGCGATTACACATTCTCCACGGCTCCCGGTTCCTTCCGGTATTTCGACGTAGCCATTGAGGCGGGGGCGCCTTTCGTCGTCAGCATCGAGGGCGCCTCAGGCAACGGGTCTCGGGTGCAAGTCGAGTATCACGGCGCCAGCGGATACATTGCAGATAGCGGTATAGACCTTCGGGCGTTCACCTGGGGGCAGCGGGTCGAGGCGACCTTCGCTGCCCCAGTCGGGTTGGGAATCACGAAAGCGCGGGTGCTTCTTCAGAACTTCACGACTGCTTCCTGGGCGAGGGCGATGCTTCAGCCCGGCAGCATCAGCACCAGCTATCGTGAAGACGCGGCCGTTTCGAGCCTTGGGGCCACCGTCACAGAGCAGTCCCTCGCCATCGTCGATCTGGAGAACCAGCAAGCCATAGCTACCTGGCGCATCAAGTCGGAGGCGTCAGGCAGCAAGCCCGCAATCATCGAGGCTGTATCGGCTCTGGGGGGCGCGTATGTGGCCTTCGGCGCGGAGCAGATTTATTTCGGCGGCAATACCGTCTTCGACGATGCGACAGACACCTGGCAGACTGTCGAGGGATCGACCGTTTACGTCCGGGCGGATGGCGCGCCGTTCGGCGCCAATGCGAACCTACGGGAATGGTGGGGGCCGGTTGGCATTGCGCTCGGCGCCATGACGACAGCCAACGGGTACAGCGGTCGAATGACCACTGCTCCCTACAACTTCGACAACACCAGCGGGGTCGGCTTCCACGTGAAGTCGTCTCATATGTACATCAGCGCTTCACGTACGGGACCGGGCTCGGTCGGCACTGCCAACGTCACGGTTGAAGCGGTCGGGGCCGTGGGGCCGGTTGACTTCATTGTCTACCGCATGAGCGGGGATGCTTCGATCGAGGCTTTCCCTGTGCGGTCTACGGCTTCCACTGCGCCCTACAGGCACATTCTGTCTTTCGACACCAACCTGACCAATCAGACCAAGCGGGCCGTCTTCGGGTGCTCTGCCAGAGACGCGGCCGGGAACACGGGGAATGTCGTGATCGAGGTCGAGATTTTCTACAACGAGGAGTGAACCATGCAGCCGATGATCTATCTCGGTTTAGCCCTGTTTTTGGGCGTCATAGCCCTGATCTTCTGGGTGAACGCTCAAAGGTCTCCCCGCCATCGTGGCGGCGATGATCGAACGACCGGCTCCGGCCGTAGCGAACATAACTAGAGAAGGGCTGATGGCTATGACGCAAACAGACGCTGAAAAGCTTGCCGCCGCTGAAGCCGCCATGGCTGCCGCGGCGGAAGCCGCCAAGGCTGCTCGACTACCGTCCGCGAACGCAGCCGTCTCCTTCCTTTCGGGGGAACAGGCAGTTGCCTTCTTGTCCGGATTGAAGGCCGCCATTGCCGATAGCGTGGACGACCTGCCGCGCCCGCTCGGAACGCAGGGCGCCGAGGGCACGAAGCAGATGCTTCAGCGTATCGTTACGTCGATGGAGAGCGGTCTTTCCGCCGCCCAGGCGCGGGTCCAATCATTGCAGCCGACGCCAGCGCCCGAGGCCCCGGCCGAGCCGGAAGCCTGACGAACCCGGTTCGCCGCTGGCGGGCCGTTTCCTGACAATCTGAAAGAGGAGGGCGGCGCATGCTGTCTGATCTACCCCCCGGCTTCGACCTGGGGCGGCTGCGCTATGCCTTCGGGGGCGCGGCCGGGGCGCTGATTTATGGCGTCTACACCTTCGTGCAACTGGTCAAGGCAGGCCATCGGCCGTCGCTGTCGGACTTCTGGCGCGCGCTGGCGAATGTGACGGCCGGGCTGCTGGTCGGCACCGTCGCAGCCTTCGCTCTTGGCCCGGCGCTGGTCGCCATGATCCCGTTCGAGGGGTTGAGGGCCGCCGTCGATCCGGTCGCCGTCGGCTTCGTCGTCGGTGGTTTGGGCTGGGAGCTTCTGCCGCTCGTCATCGAGGGGGCCAAGCGCTGGGCCTCTCGTCTGGGCAAGGAGAAGTCGGGATGACCTGGGTCGACTGGATCGCCGCGCTGGCGAGCGGTTACGGCAGCGCCTGTCTACAGTTGCGCGCGCAGGCGCTGAAGCCCCGCATGGGCGAGTATCCTGAGGGACCGGGCGATGTGCGACGGGCGCTGTTCATCCTGTCGCTGATCCTGGGCGCCTATTCCCTGACCGTTCTGGTCGGGGACTATGGCGCATCCCGCACCGAGGCGCTGCTGGTCTGCGCCGTGGCCTTCACCGCCCATGTCCTGTGGCGGAACGTGAGGCGGCAGAGCGTTAATCGCGTCGCCTAAGCAGGCGTGAGCGATTCCCTGACTGCTTTGCTGCATCGGTCACGCAATTGGCTCCACGTCGCCTTACCCTCTAGGCCAAACAAATCTGAACGCGTGTATCCTTCATGAAATAGCGCCTTGCGCACTTCACTAGGAATACGGAAACGTCCGCTGTCGGCCAACTCGAAGGCGCGCTCAATAACTGGCTTCTGATTCATTATGAACCTCGTTTTCGGCCGATCCTGAACGAAGCGATCCTCGATATGGTTGCAGTGCTATCTGGCGCTTACCCGCCTGCCGCCAGCCAATAAAGCACTCCGAAGATCGCCAAACACAGGGCGATCAGCGTCGATTCCAATATTCGTCCAGACGGTCGTCGTCCCGGCATCTCGCGCCCCTCTCGGTGAGCGGCGTTACTTTCTATCCGAGTAGACCGGTTGTCCAGCCGGGCCGCAAAAACCCCCACAATCTGAACTGGAGACTTCGATGAACGTCGATCCGATGCCCGTTGGCTGGAGCTTTGCCGACGGGATCCTAACCGCCAAGGCGACCTCAATCACCTTTGGTCCATCTCGCTCTCCAACCGAGCTAGGAGTTCGACCAGCGTCTCGGCGGGAACAGCGTCAGTCTGAACACCGGATCCGCCGCCGAACGAAAGAACAGTTGGTCCAGCGTCGTTCAGGGATGCGAAATCCAAGTACCGGTGATTGAACCATGCGGCCACGCCTCCGGCATTCGCCTGAAAGCGGAGCGTACCCAAGATACTCAGTACGGTCTCGAGGTTGGCGATAACTTCAAGATCGATGCGCTCACCAGTCGTGATGATCGTTCCCAGCGGGCTTTCGCGCGCTGAAATCACTCTGTGAGCGTCGACGATGAAGCTGCCTGTCTGGGAGGGCAGCATCACGAATTTGGCTGGCATGTAGGTCTCCATTCTGAGGCCCGCATTAGCGGCTCGGTCCGATGCTGAGTCCAGCACGCAAAACCATAATATCTGAACTGGAGATCACCATGCTCGACGCACGTCGGCTGCAGGGCCGCCTCGGCGTGTCCGTGGACGGCATCATCGGCGCCGGAACCCTGACGGCGCTGTTCGCGCGGATGGGCGCGCAGAAGCCGGTAGCGGAGGAGCTGGGCCTCGCCGCCAATGTCCACTTCCGCACCTACGGCATCCTCGATAGCGGCCTTCGCCTGGCGCACTTCATGGGCCAGTGCGGTCATGAGAGCGGCGGCTTCCGTTTCATGGAAGAGATCTGGGGCCCGACGCAGGCGCAGAGGGGCTACGAGGGGCGCGCGGATCTCGGCAACACACAATCCGGAGATGGTCGCCGCTATCAGGGGCGCGGGCCGATCCAATTGACGGGCCGGGCCAACTATCGCCGTGTCGGCCGACAGATCGGCATCGACCTAGAGCGGCACCCGGAGATCGTCTCGCATCCGTCGATCGGCCTGTTGGTGGGCTGCGTCTACTGGAGAGACCGGAAGCTGAACGCCAAGGCCGACGCTGACGACCTGCTGGGCCTGACCAAGGCCATCAACGGCGGCACGAACGGGCTGGAGGATCGCCGCCGCCGGACCGCTCAGGCCAAGGAGTTGATCCTGTGATCCGGCTCCGCGACATCACTTCGACCGGCTGGCTCGCTGTGGCCTGCCTGGCGCTCGCCCTGATCCTGCTGGCCATGTGCGCCGTAGATGGCCGTCAGAATGCCGCTGACAGGCTTCGACAAGCCGATGCGGGCAAGACCTTGGCCGATGGACGCACGGCCGCCGCGCAGGACGCCAGCGCCATCCGCGACCGGGCCGACGCCCGCGACCAATCCACCAACTCCATCGTCACCCAGGCCGAAAAGGAAATCCGCCATGCGCCTGATCGCAATGCTGCCGCTGATGCTGCTCGCCGCAGGGTGTGCCAGCTCACCGATTACCGTGATGCACAGTGCGCCGTGTTCCGCTCTGATCCCGGCCGGGTGGACTGAGCCTGTCCCGTCCGCCGCCCTTCCGCTGGAGCCCTCCGACGAGCGGGACTGGATGGCGTTCGGGGTGGCGCAGACTGGCGCCCTACGGACGGCCAATGGTCGGACGGCGGACGTGATCGGGATCGTGCGGGCGTGTGAGGCGCGGGACGCGCAGGCGGTCGAGCGAATAGGGCGGCCGTGGTGGGCTCGCCTGAGGCCGGGCTAGGCGGACATTTTCGCCACTCACCGAAAACGATCCAGCGTCGAGCCCTCAGGCTCCGCTACCGAGGCCCGTCATCCTTCGGGGCGGCGGGCTTTCGTGCTACTGTGGTTCGGCGTAGCGGTCGATGCGGTACCAGAGTGTAGCTCAAAGCTGGAGCGGCGCTTTAAATGCAGCGCAAGGTTGGAGGTGGCGGCAAGTCCTCTCACTCAGGCTTAGGCCTAACCATCGACGGGACGAACGACTCGCCCGCCCCGGTTCGCCGGGGCGGGCCTTTCTTCGTTTGGAACCGCGTGAAAAGGCGGCTTCTATCCGGCTTTGCGGCGGGGCGCCGCCCGACGCGCCTTCGCTGGCGGCGCTTGGGTCTTTGCCCCAGCCCGACGACGAGGCGCAGCGCCGCCCTCCAGGCTGGCGCGCAATGCGGCCATCAGATCCACCACGTCCGTGTCTTCAGGCTCAGCGGCGCGGACCGGCTTCTGGCCTTTCTGCTTCGCTGCGATGAGCGCCTTGAGCGCTTCCTCGTAACGATCGACGAACTGGTCGGGATCGAACGGGCCGGCCTTTTGCTCGATGATGCGCCGCGCGATGTCGACCATGGCTGGGTCGGGAGCGTGGTCCGTGATGGCCCCGAACACTTCCCGCGGCGCCCTGACCTCGTCGCGCGTGCGCAGGGAATAGGCCAGAATGCCGCGATCGCGCGGCTCAAGCGCCAGGAGGCGTTCCCGCGTTGACAGAACGACGCGGCCGAGAGCGATCTTGCCCTCAGATCGCATAGCCTCGCGGATAACCCCGAACGCCTCTTCGGCCAGGGCCCCCGCCGGGGCTAGGTAGTAGGGGTTGTCCCAATACAGGCGGTCGATCTCCTCCTCGGGCACAAAGCGTTCGATGTCGATCGTCTTGGTGCTCTCCAGCTTGACCGATTTGATCTCCTCGTCAGTCAGCAGGATGTACTCGTCCTTGGCGACGGCGTAGCCCTTGACCAGCGAAGACCGTTCGACCGGTCCGGTGTCGGGGTCGGTCGTCACCATGCGAATGCGGTTGTTGGTCTCGGGGTTGATAAGGTTGAACCGCACATCGCCACCGGAGCTGGTCGCGGTGTAGAGCGCGACCGGGCATGTCACGAGGGAAAGGCGCAGGTGTCCCTGCCAGGTGGGGCGATAAGCCATGTCGGACCTCCGGCGGCGCCGCATGCGCCGCCGACTCAACACCGGGCCCGGTGATTCGCTCCCTGATGCTCAGTCGCAGGGCTCCGCCTGCCCGTCGTTCAGGTCGATGACGAAGCAGTGTTCCTGCCCGCCGTCCAGGTCCGCCACGAAGATGCGGATCTCGTCGTCGGCATCGACGGGCGGAGAGTAGAGTTCGGTAAATCCGACGGCCGCCGCTTCAAAACTGCCGGCTTCCAGGACGTGGCCGTGCGCCCGGCCGAGGCCTTCAGCGTAGGCGAAGTAGCGATGCTGTTCGGGTTCGATCATTCGCGGCTCCTCTCTGTCAGAACGCTGGGGGCCGGAAAAGGATTCCATGATTCGGCGTCAGGCGGCTGGCGTCACATCCCGATAGGGCTCGCCCCGATCGCCCGCCTCGGATCTGGTCAGCGCTCGCGTTTCAAACGCCGAGGAGATGGCGACCTTGATGCCTCGATGTCGGATGCCTTCGTCCAGAGACTTGGCCGTGTGATCGATCGCGTAGAGATCATCGCACCATTCATCGCTGTTGATCTCGATGAGGCCGGGCTGAAGGTCGGGGTCTTCGCCGGCAGAGGCCAGCATGGCGTCGAGAGCGGCGGTCAGTTGTTCGGGCGTCATGGCGCGGCGGTGTAGCTGAGTCGCGCGCGTGCGGCCTAGCGGCTGCGCTTGCGTAGGAGCCTAGCCGCCTCTTCCTTCCACAGCGCCCGGAAGCGAAGCAGGATCGAGCCGGGCAGGTTGCGGGCTGACCGCGACCGACGGTGCAGGTCCAGCGCCTCGGCCTCAAACCGCGCCGCCTTCTCGAGATCGGTCTCGCTCATCGGATGACCAAGGCGCCGTCCGGCAGCGCCCGCTGAAGCTCCCGCGCGATCTCCCATGGCGCGTTCATCCAGACCTCGATCTCGTCCGGCTCGGTCACGATCACCGGCATGGCCTTGGGGTGGACAGACTTCACCGGCTCGCTGGGCTCGGTCGTCGGGACGGCGGCGAGCACCCCGCTCCGGCGGCTAAGCTACTGACCGGCAAAGTGATGGAACTGGCGCGGGAGGCTGCACAGGCGAGCCTGCTCGATTAGGCTCGGCGAAACTTGGACCGTGTCAGCACGATTTGAGGTGTTCGTTCAGACCGAGTTGCTCACGGTAGCCCATGTGCCAAGCGAAATCCTGCTGTTCTGACTGCGGCAGCACGCTGATAACCGGCGTCTGCTGTCCTTCGCGCGCTACAAAGTAGGGCGCGGCCCAAGGAAGCCACAACACCTTGTCGAGATCGAACCGTGTGGCCTGGGGCAGTCGGCAGATAAGCCTGGTAGCGAAGTTGCCGATGATGAAGTCGTGAGGACGCTGTCCCGTCTTCAGGTTCGAAGTTCCATAGACCACTCGGACGAGATGCGTCCCGTCCGGCGGGTCTGACGCATAGCGAACCCCTAGGACAAGGGCGGGGCGACTTTTGGGCCCAGGCTTTTCTGGTGCGATGTGATCAGGGAATGCGCACCAGACAATGCTTAGAGGAGCGGGAATGGTGCCAGACGGCCACCACTCCAGCTTGGGTTTACCATTGGAACTCATGGACCACAGGACCCATGGCGGATTCGTCTTGGGTCCACACCGAACGCAGCGCAGCCATATGCGTGTCGTTCAGCTCATCGCTGTAGTCCGCCTCCGGCGGCTCCGGCAGGATGGAAGCGGCCTCATGGTCCGGCTTCGGCGTCCTGTTAAACATTGCGACCCTCTGTGTCAGATATTTCATAACGCCAGTCTCCGCTGGCTTCAT